GTTCACCAGCAAGTCAGCGACAACACCCGCTTCGATCAGATCACAATCTTCCTTGGAGAGATTGCGTGCCTTGGAGGCAAGATCTGTCAAAGCACCAGAGTACTTCTCATAGAGAGCCTCTGTGGCGGTCCCCTGATATTGGCTTGTCATGACGAGTTTATAGCAGGCATTTTCGAGCGGTACATCAATGCTGTTGTCGTAACAGGCGCGGGCAAACGACTCGAAATTCTGTCCCACCATGGACGGTGCCAAACGTTTCGACTTGGCGAAAGACTCAAGAGCCTCTTTACCGACCAGGATGAAGCAGTCGCGAACAACACGCTTCTGGATACGATTCAGCTCGTCTAATGCAACACCCGTCTGCTGTTGGATAGCACGTTCCACTTCACCAATGGTCTCAACCGCATGTCTGAGGGTGACACCCTGTGGCGGAAGCTTCTCATTCTCAGGATAGTGGTAGTTGTTATGCTGGACAAGATGAAGAACCGTGCCACCCTTTGCTTTGTAGGCGGACCAATTATCCGTATTGATGAGACGACCGGGAACTTCGATGGCGTCTTTCCAGACATCGTTCCGATAATAGGAGCAGATGTAGGCAGCCGCATACGTGTAGTCAGCCAGAATCTGGATGCGTTCCTTGATCTGTTCGTAGGTGGAGGGAGCCAAATCCATCAGGTCGGGGGTCATCAGAGGGAGAACCTTCTGGTACGTGTAGACCTGGTTGATGAGCTCGTTGATGTCAACCGAATACGGATCGCTCGCGTAACGATTGAGGTTGTTGACGATCGTATTGCAACTACCTTCTGTCATCGTGAAGAGTTCGGCGATAATAGTACGAATAGACCGTTCGGAGACATCGTTTTTGAGAGCCGCTTTCAGACGATGGAGGATGGCATCCGCACGCTCTTCTGGAATATCGATACGCCCAACATTGTGACGGTTCGTGGAATTGGCGAATGGAATATCATTCAGAACGAGGGAAAGCGTGCTACGATCGATATCGTGTTCCGGAGAGATGTTGAAACGGGAGTGCATAACACCAACGAGCTTGCGCTCATCAATCGTGTCGAACTTATCCCAACGAACCTGATCCAGTTTCGTCTCACCTTGCGGGTTTTTGACAAGATGAACCGTACGGGGATCTTCACTGAAGACGGCGTTTGCACGACGGGAAATCTCAGCCGTCATAAGGTCAACAACTTTAGCGGCGTCACGGACTTGGTCGCGGGCCTGCTTAAAGCCGACAGCGAAACTATCGGCAAGGCGCGTAAACGCTTCCGTCTGGACGGATTTGGCGAATGGTGTTTCCCCATTCATGAATTTGTCATAAATTTTACCAGCATATTCGAGGCCTTCCGTGGATGTCTCGACAGCGGACTTCGGATCGGTCAAACCCATGTTGTGAATTTGGGTATCCAGCGCAGATGCGGGGGTGTAACGAACAGGCGGCAGAGAATCCAGACAAGTGGAAAGAAGAAATACAAATGAATCGTTCATGGGGAATCTCTCCTATTTGGCAGCACGTTTCTGGATGGCGCCTATAACGGAATTGAAAATCGCTGTATCGCAACGAGAATCGTTCGCAATACTCGGGAAAATCTTGGAAATCGTGTCCTTTGCTACTTGCAGAACGGACAACACTGTGTAAGCCTGATCTTTCGGGGCTGACATAGGTACTCCTTATATATAAAGTTAAGTGGAACTGTTGGATGCATATCATGGAGGCTCGGTACATTATATACAGTAAGACCAGTCCTCTTGTCTCATGGATACATGGGAAGGAACGACCTCTCCTAGCGCTATGGTGGGTACTCACCTTTTTTCCCACCGAGAGAAAGATAGATGATTGCTGAGTACGTTTCGACCTTATGACTGATGCTCACGTAGTACCCCGATCTCCCTGCTTGTCGGACGTAGCATAAACCAAACCAACATACGAAACCTCTGGATTCTGCACTTGGACCGGCGCTCACGGCGACGGATCGACTGAACTTCCGCCGCGACTTGTTCTAGTGTTCTACGACGCCGCGAAGAACAATGGCCAGGCCTATCATAAAGGTGCGGAGATGCTTGCACCCGAAGTCACACTGAACGGTCGAATCATACAGACCGTGTGACATGCAGGCACTTTTTACTTCTTACGCTACAGGTAGACCTTATTGGTCTACCTGTAGTTTTATATGTATGTCTACAATGTAATAAGAGGAACTTATTACATCTGTAGTCATCTTTAACAAAAGAGAATCGGTGAGGGTAGAGAGACTTCGGTCTCTCTACCTTTTTATTAATCGTTTTTCTGAATTTATATATGCCAATGGTGAAGACTACGAGTGATAGTCTTATTGTGTTCTAACCATCAAATAAAAAGGGAATCATCATGAAAAACATCGACACACCATCCGCATTTCATCCAACCGCCTTCGTCATGGCAGCGTTAGTAATCATCTTTCTCTGTCTCTTGGCTCAAAGAGCCACTGCTGACACTTACACGGTGAAAGCTGGCGACACAGTCGCTCGAATCGCAGTGGCTCGTAACATCAGCGTTCCTCTTCTAGAAGAGTTGAACGGTCGAGCACTCACCAAAATCAAAATTGGCGAGCGTCTCATAATCCCTCCTCGAGGGATCGACAGTAATTTCCTCGCCGCCGTCGCGGCGATGGAATCGAACGGGATTCCCGAACACCGTCGTGACACCGTGGTTGGCGACCACGGTAACGCCGTCGGTAGATATCAATTATGGAAAATCTATGTTGACGACGTCAACGTCTGGCGCCGCCAACATGGACTCCCAGAGTTCTCATACTCTGATAGAGCTAACCGACTTAAATCCGAGGCAATGGTGATAACTTATATGATTAAGTATCACCGAACCCTTCCGATCGCAAATGCCCTCCGTCTCCACAACGGCGGGCCAAATTGGAAGCGTAGTTTAAAGACGGTAAACTACGCCAATAAAGCGTTCGTCAAATTCTGGCCAAAAGCCAGATAAACCTCACAGTAGCAGGGATGGTGGGTCCCTGCTACTGTGAATTCTTAGTTCTTTTCTTCTTTTTTCTCAGCGTAGCGCTCACGACGACGGGCGTTACGCTTGCCCGTTTGTTCCTCACGCATCTTCCGGCGGAGCTGGAGCTTCTCCAGAGGAGTCAGGCGAGGTTTCTCTTCTTCGACGGGACGAAGCGGTTCTTCATCCCAGTTCTTGCCGTACTCCTTGATCCACTCCTTCATATCCTTGAGATTATCCACAAGGCATTTCTTACAGATAACCGCGTACGTGTTTCTCGTATCGTTTCGGATGAGCTGGAGCTCCGAATCAGGATTCTCCACACCACAGCAATGACACTTGTAGAAAAGTGTCTTCTCGTGTGAATTCAAGGATTCAAAGTGGACAAGATCCTCTTCTTCAATCTTTTCTTCAGGAGGATTTGCCGGTGGAGCTTCCTTCTCCGCAAGGACTTCATTTTTTGATTTCTTGTACTGGTCAAAGATCTCTCGGAATGTCTTCCCCGAATTCTTGGCGCACTCGGGGCACACCAAGACACCCTTATCAGGTTCTTTATTGTCTGTTACAAAGAACAGATCGTAAGGATGATGCAACGCACCACACATGGTGCAACCAAACCATTTATTATTATCGTTCATTACAATCACCTTAAAGGTACCTTCGTAGAATAAAATATCGTGTTCTTCACCCAGATAAGCCAATGGCTCGAGAGGCTTGTCTGCGGATGCGGCAAATCTTGAAACAACCAGTTCTGTTTTTGGAGAAACTAGGTTCGAACCTGATTTCGGAGGGTCTGAAATCGTATCAGCCGTTTTGACAAGCTGATGACCGAAATTCGGATTTGCCACGGGCGAAAAATCGTCTTGTTCATAATGAGAATCCAACTTTTCTCCGAGAGTCTTCGGCCGATCCCGATGAAACGAGTTCAGAATCTTCTCAGCGAGATGGTAGATAGAATACAGAAAATCCATCATAAGCTACTCCTCCACATACTAGATAAAATAAGGCATTTCATATAATAATTTGAGAACGTGTAAGGATATACCCACCTACTTTATCGTATAGACAAGAGCATACACATTGACAATAAGGACCCTTCATGGATCAACCTCATAATACCTACTACAATCCGCTCCTGACAAAATTGAACATCAAGTTCAAGACAAAACAGGATTCGGCCCTTCACCCCGTTCTTGATTCCGACGATTCAGGCACCATTCTCTTGAAGGCGCCAAGAGAGCTCGCCATCGGAGGACTCAGGAAATACACGATAGACACCGGTCTCTCCGTCGAGATACCGCAACTACTGACCATCCAAACGCCTTCCAATCAATGGGAGTCGACACTCGACATTGTTGGGGAGGTCTTCCCTCTTCAAGAATATGCCCGTGATTATCAGCTCGACATCATCTTCCCCAAGATGATCACCCGTACACACAACGCACAAAATATTGTGCTACATCTCGTTAACAGAGGAAAAGAGGATTTCAAAATACCTCAATATTCCGTCTTCGCCTGTATTCGCTTTATGTACGTGCCAAAGTTGCATGTATCGTTATCTGTGGAAAAACCATGAACGCTGTAACCGACATTGAAACACAAGTGGGAGTCGTCGACGGTGTCTCCATCGTCTCGAACCTCATTCGTCTTGTTCAAGGGAAGCATCATGTTGTCGAGATCAAGAATGACACAGAAAGAGCCTATCTGAAGGACGCTTGTTCCTTAAAGGAGGAAACAGGAAACGTCTCTGCTCAATCAGAGTACGAGCTTTCTCTCTGTCACGGTCTTTTAGCTTATCTTGACACAATGCTAACGGAGAGACTTCTCCATCCTGCTAAAGCATGAAAGACAAAGATACGCTCTAGGGAGAGGCATGACAGCCTCTCCCTAGAGCTATCCGTTGTTTAACGTAGAACCGACCACTCGATGACGATATCTTTCCGTATCGCTAAAGAACCATCCTCTAACTGGACGAGCTTCTGGCGGATATGAGGAATGACATCGGCACCCTCGTGAACGATTGTTTGTAGATTGAGATCTCCGTCAATACCGAGAATATCGACATGCAGAACTGTCTCGGATAATGCCGTCATGATCCTCGATGCGATATCGGTCATGGACAGAGAACCTGATGCCATGGCGTATTCGACCATGTCCTCCACGGTATCCTGAATCTGTTGTTTCAGTGTGAGATCCGCTGCAACGTAGGATTCCACGTGGAGACGGAACTTAAGACCTACATCCAGGTCATGGACGATCTCCTCAGCGTCTGTTGTCTTAAAGACACTTCTTCCAATCGTCTTGATAGGCTGATAGAAAAGGTCGACTTTTTCTAGAAGCGACGTCTTGGCAATAGACAAGGTTGAGAAGTAGGAGTTAAGCGTCTCAATGAGTGAAGCACGGAAGTTCTCGTAGACCGTTTCGTCTGACTGGAGAAGCTTGTAGTCGAAATGCGGCATGGAGACAATCGCATTGATGGAACGAGGATTATCTATATCAACAATCGGATTGCCGTCACTATCAAGCATATTGTCTCGAGAGTCTTGGACGATGATTGTTGAAGAAAGACGTTCCTCGATGGCGACCGAAACGTCTTCAACCACACGACCAGACGGATCCAGCCACTCGGAAATCTCCCACGGCCATTTGTCGACAAATGACCACCAGGATGTTTCAATATCGAGATTCCAGTTCGGAATGGCGTGATAAACCGTTTCACCTTCTTTTTTGATCAGAATGGCGTAGCCAGAGCTGACACCAAGCATTGTCTCAAAGTAAATGCGGGCGTTATCGAAAGAGGTTGTTCTCAAGAGACAAGTGGCGAGTCTATTGCCCTGGTAGACAAAGATAGCACCTGTCGGTGTGTCACCTGTCGGATAGACACCGAAAACGGGGTTAGCCGCTTGAGCGTCCGTCACATCCGTGATGTAGACAAGACTGTTTTCAGGTGGATCAGACACCCTGCTCGAGAAAGCCGAAATAGACGCATACTCGCGGGCATTTGTCACGACTTCTCTATAGTGTTTACAGTCATTTAGCGATATTCCCTGAATCTGTCGAGAATCCGCATATGCTTGTAAATCCTCCAAAGAAGCCACTGTCATGAGTTTGATCCATGGGAAACGAGCTCGATTGACTTCTACAATTTTAGCAGGAGTCAACGAGTACTTCGTTGCCAGGTTTGTAACGGTCACATCGCTTTCATCCAGATCCAATTTCTTGAGAGAGGTGAGATCTGTCAGAAGAGCGGAAAGGCGCTCTGTCGTCGGTAGAACGGATGTGAAATCGTAATTGAAGAGAGACCAGTCTCGACGATAGATAGCTCCATTCCCTTCCAGGAACGTATTCTCCGCAGGTCTATCATCCAGAGCACAATCACCAACAAAAATGAATTCACTTCCACGAGCTTCGGGTTCATAGAAGAAAACGCCGTCGTAGAGACTTCCGTTTCTGGAGGCGTTTTGGACATCTGAGAACGAAGGTACATCCGAATTCAGAATGTAGTCAAGGAGATCGACCGTCTCGATTGTGTATTCTACATCTTGATCGTTCAGGGAAACGACAACGGGTGTACTGGTTGTCTCATCAATGACGGTAGATGGTGTCCAGACCAGTTCCTGGATGGTGTCTACATCCGCATCACCTTCTGCTTCAAAGAGAACGGTATCGTCTCGTTTGAAGAGCCACTTCTCTGTTTCATCCGAGTAGGAAACCGTATATGAGACAGGGCCTACGGAACGTGACCAAACTCGAGCTCCGTCTGTAGCAGTCGGATTCACAAGAGTGTAACGACCAAGTAGTTCAGGCATCCCACAAGAGATAACCATGAGCATTCTAGCGACTGTCTTCCATCGATTTGCGTCAGACGAACGAGCCGTCGGCGTTGAGACGAGTTCCAGAGTATGGATTGACTCTGCGTTGTCAGAGAACGTCAAGAGCTGATTGAATGTATTTTCAGATGTGGATGAGAGAACAACGTCGCCCTTGTGATGGAGATACTCCAACGGAAAGACAAGCTGACCAACCATGGACGGTTTCACCGTCGTACCGTCCACATCATCTTCCGTATAACGACGGAAGACATCCGTTTGGTACGTAGCGAACACGGTTGTGGGATACTTCTTGTACCCTTCTTCGTTGATCGTGCAGTGGACGTTGTTCAGGATGAAGTTCAGGGATTCACCAAAGGTCAACGTCATGCACTGCGACGCCAGCCAGACATAGTCAAGCTGTACTGCCGTCGGACGGTAGCCGACCGGGAACGGGTCGGAATAGGAATCATACGGCAAAGCTTCTTCACGGATGTAGACCTGGATGCTGAACCCGTCTTCTACACCCTGGAGTGGCAGGTAGCATCCTGCCTTTTCCGTCACGATATTGTAGAGATTCGTGATGTGAATATTGTCTTCATCATCGATGCGATAATCCGTCTGGAAGTTGAATATGAAATTGATCTTCTGATCGTCTCCGACCGTACGACCCATATACTCGCCCAGCATGTAAACGGTTTCTCCAGAAGACGCTTTCGTCGTCAGAACAACTTGGATGTTTTTGATGGAGTTGTCGTCACCCTCTTCCACAAAGACATTCTGAATGTCCTGCGTTCTATAAAGAGTAAGAAGAAGACGATATCCACCTGTCCCATTGTTCAAGTGAGTGAACGTGGCGGAGTGAACCGAAAGCTGTGTCGCTACGGAATCGTTGTCAGGAGCGATGGATGAAACAGGCGACTTGAACCGAATGTCTCTAACGAACGGGTTCATCAGATTGTAGGAACCAGCCAGCGGCCATTTGTCGTTCACGGTGAACTTCATGTGGAAGGGGCTGAACGTGTAGACATTCGAGTTAAGACGAGTCAGCTTATCCTTGACGGGAAGGCTGTCCAATTCTACCATTTCCTGGTCGGAAAGGAGGGTCATCGTGTCTGCGTCCGCATCGTATTTGTAGACAGCGGACGGAAGCACCATGAATTCCTTTGGCGAGATGGGAACCTGAGATTGCCTGTAATTCTTCGAAACGAGCTGGCCGTTCTCTTCTACCGTCTGAAGCATGTCCGCTTTGAAGACGGTGTCAAACTGTCCCGCACCAATAATAGAGTCCGTGTTGTCTCGAATCGTCTTAAGCGCCAAATAGATACGGTTCGTAATGTTGTCGACATACTTCTTGGACAGGAATCCCTGGTCTTTGAAATACGCAGCGACGTCCATGGCCGTGATCAAAACGCTGTAGGTTGAATCGTGCAAAATACGATTTCGAAGTTCGTCGAAGGATAGACCGTTAGAACCCGAAATGATCTTGCGTTCACGAGGCACCGTCACGATGTAAGAAACACGGCGAAGCGGTTCATTGTAGGAATCAAGAATCGTCATCTGGTCGTCCGCCAGGAATGACGTCTGCAAATCCGTCAACGGTAGAGACGAGATATCCTCATTCATCTCTCCCAACGTACTGTAGACGACCACACGAACACGGCTACCCATCATACCCTTCGTGAAGTAGATCTGAGGAATACGAATCTCAATCTGATCCATATCCGTCAGAACTTTCACATAGGCCGTCACTTGATCCACGTCGTAGACAAAATCAGATAACGTTTGGTGCATTTCCCGCCATGTACCTTCCATGTAGTGGAAGACACGGACGGCGTAGAAACGATCGGTGTAGCCGTAACGCTTGGCGAAGCCAGCCGCCGAGACGGCGTCGTCTTCATACGAAACAGCCGTAAACTGATAACAGGGAACGACAATACCGACCAACTCGAGATTGTCCCGAACCATGTTTCGTACTTCGAGCAAATTCGTATCGATGGTCAGAAGAGGGTTTGCCACATTTGTATTGAACTGAGCACTGAATGAGCAATTTGCCGCATCGACGACCGTGGAAACGTGTCCCTGGCTGTCCGCTTTTACCTTGTAGACTTTCCGGACAAAGATATCAACAGGATAATGAATACCGAATTGGAACCGTCCAATCTGGATCTTCGTAGAGGTCGGCAACGTGATCTTTCCAACGGAAACATCCGTCGTCTTTTCCACATCTACGGTCGTGTCGGTGTTAGCATTGACTTCGACACAATTATTGATAAGCCAGTTTCGTTCAAAGAAAAGAGTAACCTTTGTCGATGCTGGTGTGCTGTAGAGATGAGCGTAATCGAAATCGCTCATATGCCGATACAGAGCGTTCATCGTATTCGCCCTGTACGGATACAGATTGTGAAGAATGTTCTGCGTTTCCGTGGCGTAGCCTGCCGTGATCGTAGCAGCCGTCTCCATCAGAAATGTGAAGACGTTGTTCGGATCCATGACTTTTCGACCACCAAGAACCGTATTCTGCAAGTCATCCACAATCTGTGACTGGATACGGAGAGGGTTTGTGAAGAGACCCAGAGTTATTTCTTCTGCTGTAGGCATACGGGTATTCCTCTTTTATGGGTTAACGAAGAACTTCCGATACATGCTGTCGAAAGTCTCTTCCATTTGAATCTGATTCGGATAGTAGTAATCTCGTGCAAAGTCGTTGGCGCTACGGCGTGTTCGCAGACCAAAGTCCAGATCCATCAGGGAATTGATGAATTGCTTGGTGGCATCGTCACGCAGGGTTGGAACTTCAACTTGTCTCCATTCCATTCGGAAACCGTTTGGATCGGACGTAATCCAGGGAAGCGCCGTGAAGTTTGCGAATTTGTCGAAATACGGGACTCGCCGATGCAACAGTTCCGGAGCACGGCCGTTGGACTTGTTTGGAGACGCGGAGGTGCCGTTCTTCGACTGATTGATCGTGGGGCAATAGCGTTCTACGAGTCGGTTGAAGTCATAGAGAATGGGGTATTTGTCATACTCAATCACGTTGCAGGTGAACGGAACCGAGATGTGCTTTGCCGCTTCAATGGAGTAATCACCTTGTTGTTTATTGAATATTCCGCCAATCGGGATGACCGACGGAAAGCACCCTGTACATTTGACATAGTGACGAATATACGGTGTACCTGGCTCCATAACAAAACTGTAGATGGAGACGGTGTAATTCATCCGAAGGGTGTCGATATCGTCCGCATAGGCGCGCATGACGTTATACCGAACATTGTGAATATAGCGTACCCAGTAGTTGATGATAGAGAGAATAGGTCCACCCTGAACATCCTTGAACGTGAGATTCAACGTGTAGTTTCCTCTAGCCCCCATGACATCGTCCGCATCAACGACAGATTGGGCTTCTCCGAAGTAACCGCCATCCGTCGAGCCAACAGACAATGACAAATCGGGGAAACCCGAGATATTCTCATACGAGTTCATCAACGGGACAAAGAAAGCGTTCTGCGGATCGTGGATAGGACAGTTATTGACCAAGTTCCAATAAGGGTTCTCTTCTGCACGGCCAATCTTGACTTTATGTAGGTTCGTATCCAAAAGAGCCCGAATAGCAAACGCCGTGGAGTTGACATTTGTTGTATCCAGTGGAACCATAGCTGGATCAGCACGCAAATTCGAAGATTGTAAACAAAGTCTTGGACGGGAGAAGAACGTCAGACCGTGTACCTGGTGGTTTGTCGGAAGTGGACAGGAATGAAGACGATCGATTGCCGAGAAGAATTCCTGTTGCTGGTTGAAGTATCCGCCCAAACCTTTGCTACGCCAGATAAGGTCTTGAATCATCTCCTGTTGAACTTTGTTGAGATACTGGTCCGGATTCTCACTTGCGAAACGAATCCGCTGGAGTGTCTTCTCTACGACTTCGGGTTCCTTGAGAATCGTATCCAGACTGGCAGACGTGTATTCTTCAGGCACAAATGTTTTGAAATAATCCAGGAGTTCGGAGTCACTGTAGTGTTCTCCTCGGTCCATGAAATTAGGGGTGGATTGGGTCATAGACCTCCTCCTTATATACCTTATAGTTATATTTCAAGTCGAGCATAGGATGAAAAACTTCACGTTAGAAAAGATAATATAGCAGGAGGCGGGAAAAGACATCATATGCTTCCCAAGTACTATAGTAATTAAGGGTTAAGACTATTTTTCCATCCTTTGCAAAGGAACCACTCTTATGCCTATTCCATCCAACGAATCTTCCTTCTTGAGAGCCATCGACAGGCTCTCAGGCGATGCGGGATCAAAGGTGTCGAAAACCACCCTTGGTCTGGCAGATCTTGTGGCTGCCATCCGAGACGCCAAGCAGGGCATGACATCCTCTCTGACGCAGTTCACGAAGAACATGAACGTGATGGGCCGTGTCTACATCGAAGACTCCATCGCCGCAGATCCGATCGCTCCCTCTCTGATGAGTTCCTATCACCAGATTTATATAAGCTACATCATGTCGGCTCTCAATCTGGACAGCTACTGCATGAACGGTCGTACGGTCCGCCAGCTCTACGAAATCGTCCAGACGGAAGACTTCCACAGGGATCCCTCTTCGGTTATCGCGGACTATTTCAGCCACGTCATTAAACCCGTTCTGACGCACGCTAACAACGACAACGTCGGCGAAGTCTCGGATGAGTACTACTTCAACTGGCTGAAGACAAAGTCGATCGCCCCCATCAAAGGGTCGTTTGAATCCAACGGCATTTATCAGCTCGACAACGACGCACAGCGTCTTGTCGCCGGCCGTCTTCTGGAATTCGAACTGCAGGCTCCTGTCACGCAAGGTGACAAAATCGTCAATCAGACGAACTTCAAAGCCTACATGTACGTCCAGCTCATTCCGTACATTATGAACAGCGAGACGATGGCGACGTTCCTGCGTGCCAACTACGAGACGAACCTGAAGATTCGTTGGGACAAACTGCGGACAGGTGAAATCGCCTTCTGGCACGACTTCGTATTTGCATTGGATCTCGTTCGTCAACAGGCCCAGGTCCTGAAGAACGATCGTACGGGTGTTGTCTCCGAAATGATGAACATGAACCGCAACAAGCTGTTCCGCTGGTTAGCCGGTCTCATCGACATCATGCCTGAGTCCCACAACTTGGCAAACGCCATCATGATCATTGACCGCAACACATTCCGTCAGACGACCAATGAGTATCACATTGATTTCCGCAACACGGAAGTGCGTCAGAAGTTCTTCAACAAGACCTTTACGATGATCATCGGCGTCGTCGACCTGACGTATCAGACCGTAGACATGTACTTCAACGGTATCCAGATGATGGGTACGTACACGTTCGACATGATCAACAAGGTCGGTACAAAGGGGAAAGACAACTTCAATCTCAAGGAAGTCATGCAGGCTTTCAGCCAGGGCATGACGCCTCGTTTCTAAGGAGGCACCATGAACATACTCAAGCAACCGTTTCGTCTTGGTCTCACAGACGATCAACTCGCCGAAAAGGTGGAGAAAGAGTTGGGACCCGAAACCCGCATTAAGAAAATCAAGAAGGAGAACTTCGTCGAAGACTTGAGCATCACACAGCGTCGTCTAGACGGTGTCCTCCAGAGCATCTCCCGTTTCGAAGAACCCGAGCGTCAAGCCATTGCGGATCGTATCTTCGAATTCAGCAATCAGAACGGCAATCATGCCTGCGAAATCTATGTATCACTCGCCAAGGATGTTCAACGTGACGATCTCCGATTCGCGTTCAATTCCATCTTGACGACGGGTGCCGCTTTTTCTACAATCCTCAATGAAATTGCGGCGTCAACGAACGAGATTTTCTCCGAAAACACGATGACCATCCATAACACGAAGATCTCTCATCTGACGGTCTTTGGTATCGTGGCGGAAGCGAATATCTTCACGGACTACGCGGTCTATCTATTTGATTGCTGCAGCGCCGAAATCGTGACTCATCGGAACGTTCCCGAACTCGGTCGTGTGAAGCCATACAAATTGAAGTATCTCGACGAGCATTACGACCACATGGTCTACATGCTCAAGAATTACATCAACCCGAGGATCTACCTGGATGACATCAAGCATCTTCGCAAGTCCCAGTACGATATCCAGCTTGTCAACAACAACCAGCGATTCAACGGCGGCTTCTTGAACAGCGGGAAGATGGGTACCTCCCGTAATTTCATCTCCTCGATGGCGTTCAACCCCTTTTACTGGCTTGGTGAGCAGTACAACCTGTACAAACAGGCTCGCTTCATGAAGCAATCAAAGGAAAAAGAGTACCTCGAATCTCATGTCGCTCTGCTCCGCATGGAACTGGCCGGTGTCGATCCGAATACAGACGAGTATCGCAAGCGCACCAAGACCATCCAGGCGTATGACAACATGATTGCCCAGCTTGACCAGAAGATGGCCGAGTATATGGACGATAACGGCGGAGGTACACAATGAGCAGAGATCGTTACTACGACGGCTGGAGACGGGATCAGCAGGCGCGTGCCGAGTTTGCTAAAAACTACGTCATTGTCGACTCCATTTCTCGTCTCAACCCAAAAATTGATGCGAACGCCTATAGGCTATATGCCGCCGCCTACAAGAAAGAATACCTGACCCTCAATCGCGACGATCTGGCTCTCGCCGCCGAAGCGAACAAAGATGCTATTCTGATGTTCTACATGGAACGTCTGAAGGACATCCTGCGGAAGATCTGTATCACGATCTATCTGCATCACTACGGTGATGGGAAGACGACCACGTTCACGTTGAATCAGGATTCCCTAAATATGATCCAAAACTTCATCAATCAGACTGAACACGTCGAAGATGCCGACTACGACGATACTCAGCTCCGAATGATGGAAACCATCCGAGCGAACGTTCTACACGACGGAACCATCCACGGCGAATGGCGTTGGATGCCCGAAGTGAAAAAAACGTTCCTCTATGCGCCAAGCCATCTCATTCGTGGATTGCTCAACCGCACCCTTCAACGTATCGACAACTACAAGCTGAATCTCATGAGGCTGAACGATGCCGACAACTATGACGGGTTGAGGGATTTCATCGGAAACATCATGCTCTCGGTGAAGACCCTCGTGTGGCTGGGTCACACGTATGAGGCCTCCAGTGAACCCGGCAATGGACTCGAGATGTTTGAAAGCATCTGCGAGCCGACTGAGAGCGCATATCAGGACATTGACCAACGGGTTTTCCCCTACAGCGGTCTACCATTTGCCCAGGCGATGTGCCTTGACATCACGGGCGACAACGAACAACTCGAGCTTGACCGCAACAACCTCAACCGCATCTCCGACGCCTACCGCTACCTCTACGTGAACGCCTACTACAAGGCGAAAGAGGAAGAGCAGGAATGGAAGAATCTCGAGACGTATCCGAAAGAAGCAGAAGACGTAAAGTACTACCTCAGTATGCTTTAAAGGAGGGGCTATGTTCGACATTGACAAAATGATAGAACTATCAACCCTCGAAGCGACGCTCGTGGAAGCCCAGAAAAACGTGTTGTCACAGCTAGATGTAGCTTGTGAATTTACACGGAAAGCCAGCAACCACGAACCCGTTTCTCTCGAGACTCTCTACAGTGAGAAGGATGCCCTTCCGCTCGTCCAGAAACAATGGGAAGATCTTGAAACCTTCTTCACGACGTTTCGGTCGAGTATGGAAGAGCTTTCTTCCTACGTCGTCAACGAATCGGCAGACATGCGGAAAAACTTGCTATTGAGTGTCAAGTGGATGCAGGACAACAAAGCGAATCTTGGAAGAGCATCGAGCGTTTCGACGAAACTCGTCTCCCCAAGACTCTTCAACGCCTACACCACCAAAATGGAATCTCTCTGCAAGTCCATTACCAGGCGGGAATACAAAGCAATTCCTTCCCGTCTCTCCGACTTGAATTGCACCGTAGCGGACGGAAACGTCCAAAGATTACCGGAATACTACGCCTTGGAAAAGACGCAGAACAACCGGTTTCTCACCTCACCTTACAATTGGTCATTCGAGCTCCTAAACAATACGACAAATGCTTTTTGTCGTCTCCTCTCCTCCATCGAAAACATGAATCGTGTCTTGGGTGCTTACGCTCAGAACACAACTCAACAGGCACTTCAGAACATCTACATCGCCAAGGGTCGTCCCATGATGAAGAAGAATCTGGAACTTCAGCCTATGATTGGAGAAGCCGCACAAAGCCTAGGATTGCTCTACAACGCCTCGATTGTAGAACAATACTATGCGGACAATTTGAGTCTGCAGCTCTATAATGCGTATTTGAATCTCAAATCGTACAGTGTGAACAACAAAAATTAGGAACTTATCTATGGCTAGAAAAATAACCGTCCTTGATGAAATCGAAGGCGATCTCTCTGAAGAGATTGCGGAAAACGCTGAAAGCGGAAAGAAAGTCTCTCAGGAACCCGATGAATCCGAAGCGGGTCCCGAGAAGGAAGAAACCATTCCGGAAGGTGCTCCTGCGGCTGGTACGTCCCCCGAAGAACCGTCGGATGAAGTTTCCGATTCCCAGATTCAGGATTATCTTTACGGCAAGAAAGGAAAAGGCAAAAAGAAACGCCGCTTCCGTGATGAAGATAATCCCGACGGGGATGACGGTGACGATGACGGTGAAGGCGATGACGACGGCGACGGCGAAGGTGAAGGATCCGACGGCACCGACGACGATGGTGAAGGCGGCGGAGACGATGACGAGACTCCGAACGGTGATGAAGATTGCCGCAACCGCAAGAGTAAGAAAGGCAAGAAAGGCAAAGGCCGCCTGAAGAATGGTCCCATGACCGTCATGAACGAGATCGAAGGCGATCTCTCTGAAGAGATTGCCGACGAGCCCGAAAAGGCCGGTGACATCGACGAACCCGAAGAAAACGATGTCAAGCCCGACGAAGCTGGTGACAACCGTCCGAACGCTGGTTCCGATGAAGCTGGTACCACTCCGGAAGAGCCCTCTGACGAAGTCACGGACTCCCAGATTGAAGACATGCTCGAAAACGGCTGCAGTGGCGGTAAGAAGCGCAAGAACAAGAAGCACAAAGGCGCCCGCAACGAAGACGGTGGTTCCGACGATGATGACGATGATGACAGCGGTGATGACAATCCCGACAATCCCGATGACGCCGATGCCCAGGCCGCCGCGGAACATCCCGATGATGACGATCCCGACAACGAAGGCAGTGATGATGACGGCGACGGGGATGACGATGATGACAGCACCCCGTCCGAAGACAAAAAGAAGAAAAACAAGAAAAAGTCCCGCAAGGGTCTGACCAACTGGGACAAGTGGCGTGCTGAACTCGAAGAGTCCAACCCCACGACTCCTGACGGCCTCGATACCGATCGTCCCGACGGTTTCGATCAGCAGGATGATGAGGCGAAGCCGAACACTCCGCCCGAACTGACGGAACCCATCGAAAAGGAAGTCGAAGGAAACAATCCTGACGATGAAGGTGATGACATCAATCCGGAAATCCCGGATTCGACGATCACCAACATCCTCAAGACCTCCTGGTAATTCCAATCATTAAACACTCTATACTGCACCTGGGGTTTTGGCCTCAGGTGCAGTATATGAGATTTTGTTTACTTATATATTCCAAAGATGAGATAATGAGTAATTATCTTAGATATGCGAGACGATTCATCATTCCCTAGCTTGTGTCCAAAGATCGCAAGGTACCACCCGTTTGTGGTACCACTCGTCTCGCATATCTTTTTTCGCCTTATGACATCCTTTTAAACCTACCACACCACAAGGAGAAATTCCAAATGAACCAGCAACAAGAAATTAAACAACTGCTCGACGTTGGCAAGACAGTTTCCTGTCGTGTCGTTGTCGGGAAAAAGAATGGGAATCTAATCAGCGTCAAGGACAACGGCAAGATTATGATTCCCACAAAAACCCTTTTCACCATAAAGAATAACGATGGTAGTATGAAAATACTATCAGGGCTGACCCCAGAAACAAGACTACTGGGAGTCGTTGTATCGACACACGATACTTACGACAATGTGGAGCTATTCTGCGCGTATGATGTAAATGGGACTCTCATCATAGCTCCCGCATACGCTGACTATACTGCCTATTCTGATCAGCTACGTTTCATTGCAGAGAAACCAGAATGGGCAAGCATCCAAAATGAAATAAAAGAGTGGGTCGCCGCCGGATCCAGTCTTGAAACCGCAAAAACGTTATGTCTATAAGGACTATAACGTATGAAGAATTCAAACGTAAGAACCCAAACGTGGCTAACCAGATAGACCAGATAAAACGAGAATATTGGCGGATCTGGCCTGATGGTGACCTACAGAAAAAACAGTTTGAAATTATAAGAAACATTCTTGGGAGACATTAGACATGATGGAGCGGAAAAGTGAAAAATGGTTAAAAGAACACAACGTGGCCATAGATGCTCGGCGTTTATCTCCCACGAGAACGAACATCTACTTGTCCCGTGAAATAAGTGAGAAGGAAGCAGGTGAGTATCTCAAACTCGAAGGCCATATATGCGCTATAGCTCCTGTCGGTTTCTTTGATGTGCGATACGATCCTGAAGAAAAGAAATACTTCATCTACGTCGACGATTCGACGGATTGATGGAGTCGAAGATTAGATGTTAACTAAAGGTGCATGTGCGACATCGTATACATGCACCTTTATCTTTATTTTTTGTTCAAAGGAGACCTACAATGCCTGTATTTGGCTCCAATATATCCGGTCTGGAAGCACTTGATTTCCAGGTAGCGAGAGGCGGCAGTCCTCTCGCTATGGATCTTGTGGCTTGCTTTCAGCGAGTCATGAATCTACGGGATTCCATCACGTCCAGTATCACGGAACGTGTCAAGAAGATTACCGATCATACCAGAAAAGTCGTCATCCCTGAACTCAAGGATATCATCAAAAAACATACAGGTATGGAAATGGCGAAATGTCATGTCTCCAGTTCTCTTGCCTGTAATTTCGCCATGTACCTGATTATGGGCGATGACAGCAGTGGCTGGCAGATGGCAAATATCATGCGTCGTTACTCTGGTCTAGAAACCTTAGATGAAGACCCGATCTACAGTCAATTTATTAAAGACCCCATTACGGCGGAGGAAATGATCGCCGTTGCGGATTCTTTCAACAAGAAGACTGGGTATGTGTCACATCTTAAAGTGGATAGAGTCCCCGCAGGTATTAAGTTCTGCCTTTTCTTTGATCCATATGCAGCGTTTCTCATCAAAGAAGTCGGTAACCGTAACTGTGAGTATCTGACATCTGTCGAGCTGGCCGCCATTATTCTACATGAAATCGGTCATGCGATTACCACCCTTGAACTGGGAGCTGACTTATATCTACGGGCTGAAACCTATAGGAATTCTCTAGCGTATTTCCTACAGAAAGCGCCCCGTGAGGAGAAAGCCAAATACACGACGTACGTCCTCCAGCAGATGATGCCCGAATACTTCAAGCAGGTGGACAAGAAAATAGGTGAAGCCTCCAAGACTCGTGACTGGAACAAAGACCAAGGAAGTATTGTTCTGGACGTTATTACGTTGTTTTTCTCAACGGTCATATCCACCGTCGGCTACACGGCTTATTTTCTGATAGACCAGATTGACAATATCTTCACCGTTTTTGGAAACAACAATACCTACCTGGCAAACAAGAAATCGGATTTCTACCGCTTCAACAAGAACCCGCGCAACTGTGAACAGATTGCAGACGAATACGTAGGCAGACACGGTATGTCCCGTGGTCTCGTTGGTGGTCTCCAGAAGCTCTACGACTGGTGCACGACATCCGGGCTCGGCCAACTCTGGAATTCCCAGACCTCTAAGTTCATGTATTACGCCGACAAGGTTCCGTATGTCCTTTTCGTTACACTGATGGGTGACGTAAGTAATGGTGGAGACGACTCCTACGACAAAATGAGTCAGCGTTTTGAACGAGCCTATCGGAATACGCTCGGCAATATCAAGAAGCTGGATATTCCGCCAGAGATGCTGGAATACTACGTCCAAGACGCCGAACAATGTGAACGGATGCGTCAGAATGCAAAGCCTGTCGTCAACTACATCATGGAAGCGAACCGTGTTCACGAAGCACTTGCTTTCCTGATTCGCTACCCGTTTATGCAACTCGGTAACGGGGAATTTGAACGCCAGTATGAAAAACGTTTCCTGACAGGCGAGAAACTCCAGAACAATGATTTGTTCCTAACCGCTGGCAAGCTACGTGTCATGTCTCAACAATAAGAGGAACCCATGAAATTTGATAAATCTATATCGTCGTTCATGCAGAAGTCGAACGAAGCCGTAGAAACCAATCTGGCTCTCGTTGACCGTCTGTTTAGTCAATACAATCAGATCACCGAATGCATCGACAACGTTTCCAGTTTCGGTCTGACTCCTGCTACAGAGAGAATTATGCGTTCTCTTCCTGACACAGGACACCTTGTCAGCTATTCCTTCGAACAAATAGAGAATGCAAAGCCTGCTGTCAGAGACATGATGGCTCTGGAAGGATTCTTTGAAATTCTCGGTGATATCGTGTCGAAGATCTTCAATGCGATTATCGCTGTCTTTCAATGGATTATTTCCATGATTGGCAAAGTGATCAGCTATATCTTCGGTGGTGTAGCGGCGGCTGGCGGCCTTAGTGGAAGAGGTAATAACAGCGCCGAGGGGAAAGCTCTTACCAAGAAACTGGAAGATATTTTCAAAGTCGATGGGACCAAACTCGTCGGCGACCTGCCGACGGATATGGAATCAATCGAAAAAGTTCTAACAACCATCAACAGTCTCAGCGGCGCCAGCAAGGTTACTTTGCCGAACCCGATTGATACGATTTCGATCCCTGGACTTCAAGGTGCATTCCGCATCACTATTCCTGGATACGAAAAGAATCGTAAATTTGTCGATATCATTCTGCCTGGAAAACGGGTCAACATGTCGGACGGTGTGACAGATGTCATCATGTACAGTCTTCCGAATTTCCTCGATGAAATCTTACGTGAATGGAACACGTATAAAGTTGAACATAAAACAAATAATACAGTTGTTCGTACGCAAAATAAGCCGTATATCGACAACACAACGGGCGCAGTTAGTAACAAATCTATCCCCTCTGTAACAAAAAATAACGAAACTCGTTCTTATTACAATTTGCAGGATGGCATCGACAGTCTCAAGAAATTCATGACTCAAGAGCACTGGCAGTTTGCTAAACTGTACACGGCTCTTTTCACCGCTCTTTTCAATGCGCAGAAATCTGCCGCTGGCGGTGGACCAAAGATGGTCATTCTACCCATGGTGGATTTGCACGGAAATGATGTCTCGGGTCGTATTGAGGACGAAGTGGACCGGATGCTTTCGTCTTATGTGGACGAGATCTTAAGAGCTAGCGTGGACAAGAAGAACTCTATCGGAAACATTCTGTCCAAAGATTCCATTACAGCCAACAAAGGTATATCCGATCCTACCACGGCCGGCAATGTCGATGACACCGACTACCTGAACAATACCTACAACAATGTTATTGAAAGTGGAAGGGATGCGGCAGATATAAAACACTACGGTGTTGATACGAACAAATATCTTGCCTCGTTTACACGGCTTTATACGCTTATTGGTGATCCGACGGATACCAATCGTTACCGCTTTGCAGGCATCAAACAAGCACTCGAAGATATTGCCAAAACACAGGAACAAAATAGAGAACTTGTTGAGAAAGCCAAGACCCGAAACGAGAAAGTCAACAATGATATTCTGCTTTATCTCAAAGCTTGTATCGAATTCGCATCGAGAGAAGACGCTCTTCCGCCCATTGGAAGTATCGTGCTTCAAAACGCTCCAGACGGTTACGATGATGTGAAGCTTAAGATGGATATCGCTCATGCTTATGCTACGTCTATCAACATCCGTCACATCAGCAAGTTCCTGAACGTTTACTACACGACGATCCAGAAACTCATCAAACTGACAACGGTCTACACGGCTCGTTATCAATCTCTCATCAAAACTATTCAGGATACTCAGCTCGCCAACATCCAAGTCGGCGGACAGGAAGTACCCCTCCATTCTACGAAATAAGTGAAATAATGAAAAGTGCACCAGGGGAGGCCCGAAGGCCTCCCCTGGTGCGTTCCTGTGTTTATTCCGTAAGCATGAAATCACTTGAAAGTGCCTACGAAAGCTTGCAAGAGTAGTTATACCCTTTCAGAATGGAGACAGCCGCATTCGCGTCGGCGGCGGATGCATTGAACAACGTAATCGTGTAAGTCTTTCCTTCTTCGATACGCTCAATGCTCTTAATCCACTCAAACGCAAACGGTCTCGGTCTGTCTTCCGAATCCAGTTTGACAATCATGTAAGTCTGGTCCTTGACGCTGGAGAGATCATCTTCCTCAGCCTGAGCGACTTCCGTCTGCATGGCACCAACATCGCCGTAAGCATGAGCAATGCTGTATGCGGCGATGGCAAGCACTTTACCACTGTAGACCTTTTCGCCCATCAAGGATTTTACCTTGAATTTAACTGTATCACCCGTTGTTAGACGATATAGTAGAGTTGGTATGCTCATCTTTTTCCTCCTCAGGTAAGTAGTATGACATCGGGACAATGATCGTTTCCGTCCGCAGGAACTTAAGGGCCAGATCACCGAAACGCTTTAAGAACTCTTTTGCCATCGTGACAGGTTCTGTGGCGATAGTCAACGTATCATCGTCGGCGCACGCAACCAGAAAATCATCAATGGAATCGTAGTTTTTGAGTGTGATCAAATCACCCGGTTTCTCAAAGGAGAAGACTTTTGGATCATCTCGTTTGACATTGATATCGCGATAGGCACTCCGGAAGAGAATATCCTGGATGTAGTCAATACCGCTAATCAACGCTTTTGCAACGGCATTCACGAAGAATTTCTTACGTTCATCCTGATCGTCCGCGACAAACGATACAGCGAGGTTGATCGCCTGCTTCATTGTAATGTTTGCACCCGGGACGATACCTTTGATGAGAGCTTTTCGTGTTCCGATCAAAGCGTCTGCGACAATATCCCGATTACGTAGATGATCATACTGCATACCACCCAGCTTGATAAACGTGTGACCGACTGTACGCACCTTGATAGCGTGTTTGTTGAGTCGATCAATCGTCTCCGCCACGTTGGTCTGTGAGCGATCGTTTGAGAGGATCTTGATTTGCTGATCGATACCAAGAATGTAGTCGTTTAACGCCTGGTGGTTTTTGCAGTCACCGATGTACGGATTCTTTCCTTTGGTTCCCTCTGGATAGAGGCCTGTCATGATGAAGAAACTGTCGCCAGCCAATTTGGCCGTCCAGCCTTTTGTTACAAACGGCTTCAGTTTCTCGTTACCGAGAATGTAGGAGAGTGTCCGTAGGTCGTTGACATCAAACTGGGTGAGACCAGTTCGGACAAAACCAACAGTTCTGCACCGTGTCTTCTTCAGGAGATCGGTGAAGAAATCTTCCGTCTGGTTGTCACATCTAGACGGCATGATGACGCAAAGCTTCTTGTTGTTTTCGATCGCGTCTTTTATCTTCTCAAGAAGCGGTATGTGAGACTCGATTCCGATAGCTGGCGATTCGACAAAGAGTATAATCTCTGTCTCCTCGTCAATTTCATACATGGTGCCGAGATTGCGGTTCCATGCTTCAATCGGCGTAAGCGTTACATGCTCGATTGTGAACTGCGCATCATCCTGGATGACGGTGATATCTTTGTCCGTCTCATAACGTTCCGATTCAATCGTCGTGTAGTCCCAGACTTCCCGTGGATTGTTGGCAAAGAACGTTGCGACGATATTTGCCAGTTCACGATTGCCGTGGGACGACGTGTACGCCTGAAGGAATGCCAGCTTGTAGACGATGTCCCGTTCTTCGAGACCTGTCCGTTCGTGCATTTCCCGCAACTGATCAGGATCACCTGGTTTGCAAGCGAGGTCGTCCAGATAACGACCAACCTTATTGACGAAAACGTCAGTATAATAGGATTCCAACTCCGCAACCGTATAGTTGTAGGGGCAATCCGCAAACTCTTTCATCAGTTCCAGAATACCCGTGGAACCAAGAATCATCGCGCTGGTTGTACCATCACCAGCGGCAACCTCTTCACGGTCACCAAGATAGGTGATATTCTTAACCAGGATCTTCTGGAGTTTCGATGCGTAACTAAAGGCACGGATGATGTTGACACCGTCCTTCGTGAAGACAGGTTCTGTCCAATCGGACGTTGCCACCATGGCGTAACGGCTATACGGACCAACGTGATTTGACAGAATAGCACGGACTTCTTCAAAGGTTCTCATCAGGACTTTCTGGAATTCTTTCTTGGACATGGTGTTCTTCACGTCCAGCCCCGAATTGAGAATGGTTGGTTTTTCGCCCAAATTGGGATCAAGTGATTCAGTCATATGTGTTCCTCTTTATGTCAGACAGACGGCTGTTTCATCAGCGCCTGCATTTCTGTTTCTTTTGCTTTGCTCAGCTTAGCTCTTTCCTCAGCTATCTTCTTGACTTCATTTTCAATCTTCTCGAATTTTACAAAGTCAAGGTCCATTAGATCCTGGTAGGACAATCCGTAATATTCCATGACGATTCCGTATCGACAAAGCGTTGCCGCTCGCTGATGATACTCGTCAACTAGATGTTCAGATTCACGCCATCTCAACAGGAAAAACGGATCGTCCTCGTGGAACGTAGATGGATAGATAGTCTGTCTGGTAAGAAAATCCAAGATGGTTGTACGCCATAGTGGATGTGCATTGATGAGATGCCTCAACCCACTATCCATCATGAGCTTGAAGAAGTTGTCCAGGCGTTCTTCAAGCTCTTCTTTGGTTAAACGCTTATTCCCGTCCTGGTAAGCTTCTGCAAGGATATCGCGAAAAAAAGCGTACTGGGCTCCAAGACAAAGAAGTCATTCTTGTTGAAGTCAACACGCTTTCCGCAATGATTGCAGTAGAGACCATACAGACCGCAGAATGTGGCACGGGTGGAATTCTGATAGTTCGTCACGATGGAGGTGATGTTCGTGTTGTCACCATAGTCAAGATTCATGGCTTCTTCGATGGCGAGTGGATCTTCAATGTGACGAAGATCGTTTCCGTCCGCATCCAGCATGGTGATACGTTCAATCCAGGGAACATACATTTTGTAGACGTTCAACTGGATTTGCTTTGTCACTTCCGTGAACTCAATCTCATTCCGGACCTTGTCATCATCACCGTGTTTCTCTTTAATTTTGAAGAGAACGTCACTTCCGTTGCAGATCGATGTAATCTTGCTCAGGAAGCGATGACCACAGCTCAGGTATTCATGCATGGTCGGAACACGGAGGCGAAAACGGTCGTTCTTGGACTGATAGACGACCGTCACCGGGCAGGCGATCATGTGGTGCTGGTAATGGGCGATCTCTTCAGGTGAACGACGAGCACCCATGTTTCCTTCTTCAAGGAATTCCATCGGCGTTTGCTTTTCACCTTGAGCCAACGTATTCAAAAGATCTCCATCCAGTTGGATAGCACTCGGCAGATCGGCGATGATTCGTTCCGTGTGATGGCACTTCGGACACGGAACTTCGATCTCCGTTCCTTTTGGATTGACCATGACACAGGCATAGAGAGCCAGGAGCTCGTAATCATGATAGGAAACCAGACGGGGAAGCATGTCACGAGCGGTGCTCGGTCCAAGACCCGCCACATTAGAATCTACCAAATGGTCTGCAATCAGCTCCATTAAGGATTCACGGATGAGCATGTCGTGATAATGGAAAGAGAATCCACCCAAGACATGTCCATACTTGGCACGCTGTATATCCACGCTCTGGACAAAGCGACTCATATCCGACAAAGTCAGCGGCGTCAACGAAATCCAGAAACCGGAATTGTAGAGAGTGACTTTGTAGATACCGAGCTGACGAGCACGGACGGCAAGAAGTGCTTCAGCACCTCTCAGGACAGGCACGGAACCATCATCATTCCGTTTCATGTTGACGGCCACCTTGGTGGGACGTGTCTTCGGAGACTGATCGATAAACAGATGACCGTCGTCGACGCGCTGTTTGTAGGCGGCGGCGTTGTGAATCTGCTGTTGGTTGAAGTGACCCCTGAGACTCATGTCGCGAGACATGGACATCCGATCGCTAAATCCAACCGGGGGATTGTCGCTTTTGTAGATGGGGTTATTCGATTCCTCTTCAGCGGCGCTATTATAGGCCTCAACAAACTCAGTGATGTTTTCCGCCAAATCCGTTACAACGTAAGAAATGTCAGAATTTGGGTCGACATCTCCTACAAATTTGTAATTTTCCTTGTGCTTTTTTGGCTCTGTCGGGTTATCATCCGCATTGACGGTAATCGTCGTTTCTGGAAGAGGATCTGCTGGTGCAGGCTCTTCATGCTGAGGCGACGCGTGTACCGTCGCTGGTTCGATATTAGGCTGTGGCGGCTGGGCGAAAGATGTCGGTGCCACAGGATTCACTAGAGGCTTGTCTACATCGTCTTTGTTCCGCGCTTCGTCAAGTTTCTTCTGCCAGTCTTCTTCTGACATTGGGTTTGCTTCTGCTCCTGGTTCAATAACAATCTCTTTCCGCATAGGTGCGGCTTCTTCGGGGGACACCAACGGTGTCTGGGCCACGCCAACCATCTCCTGCTGAAGCGGTTGTCTCACGACAGGTTGATTTTCTGACATTGGGTTTTCCTCTTTGTTTTAACATGCATACGCAAGTGCGTATACGATAGTTTCAATTTGTCCGTGGATAATTTTACTTACGAGTCGGGGGCGTTGAAATCGTCCCCGTTCCATCAGGGTCGGTAAGAATGTCGATCTTGTCGCAGCGCTGCACCAGTCTCTCCAAAAGTCGTCGATTCTCCTCAGGAACTTTCTTTGGATCAAGACCGAGCGACGTCTGTTCAAAGTAACCTGGTTTGTATCCGACACCCGTTATCAGGTAAGCGGCACCTGATCTGTAGAAGAGCGTATTCTTAAATGCCTCCTCCGAATAGGCATAAACGGAATGGGTAAACAGGAAAATCTTCCCCAGCCCGGGTACAGTCACGACTTGGGCCAGTGCTCCAGTCTCATTCCAGGTCTTCAAGGCATATGCTTGATCCTGTGGATTCAGGGATTGAAGACGACAGACCAACGGCGCTCCCGATCCTCTTTCTACAAAGAGGACATCGTTGAAATCAAACTTGTCCAATGTAGCATTGAAATCATGCACCTGGCCATTGATCGGTCGAGTGTTGACAATCTTGATGTTCAAGTTGTAGTCAAGAGCTCGAGCCATTCCAATCATAAAGACAAACAAGACGACGAGACGAATAACGGTTTTCATGGTTTGGTTCCTTCTGTGTGGGGTTTATAACTGCTCGGCCGGGGGAATCCTGGTCGAGACGATTCGGCGATTAATCCAATACGACGACACACGGACAAAATCGTCACTATAAATGACGACGAAATTGGTCGAGCCTTTCTCCATCTCCCAGAGACAGTAGAAACGGGAGGAATTGTTCTTCTGCTTCAGGTACTCGCCCCAGGCAATCGTTGTGATTCCTGAAATCATCTGGATAAAGTAACGATACTCCTTGCACTTCTTGTCATCTGAGATTTGAAGATACTGGCTGTGAAGAGACGGGTCTGTCCCTGGAGAGATCTCTGTCAGAGTCATACGAGGGACACCTGCGTGAATGTAGTCCTCAATGATTCGCCAGTAGTGTTCAAAGTCTTCTGAAAACTGATGACCAATCAACGTGTCTTCTGTCTTCATGCAACCGAAGCTGTCTGTCATTTCGCAACGAGCCATCAGAGCTCCATCTTCTCGTCTGAGAATAATAGGCAATTCGTCTTTCTTCGTTTTCTCAAACTTGTTTAGGACAACAAGGAACTGACGAATGTCAATCCACGAGCTCTTTAGAAACATCTCAGGGAAGTACTGGACGAGCTCGTTGGCGAAGTCCCCATCCTGGATAGTTACCTCGTGAACATGTTGACTGGCGACGGGCTGGAAGATGTAGACTTGGGTCTCTTCAATGTCCGTAAATTCGACAAGGCCTACCTTTTCTGGATAACGCGTGCACAGAGTCGGCATCTTCCGTGCGAACAGGGTCGAAAGAAGTTTGCGGAGCTTCTTTTTAAATTGGACAATAGGGTTTTGTGCTGGCATGGTGATTTTCTCCTGGTAAAATGAAATAGGATGCATTTAGTGATGGGCAACCGTATTTTTTCACTTTCCAGAACTAAGAGAAAGTAACAAAGAGAATCTAAAGATCTCAATAATACATCTCCAGTTAAAATAAAGGGATTACAGTCTTCGACTGTAATCCTAGTAAATACATTCAATACTTGACAGAATAGATGTTATCACATTTTGAATAGAACTAACGTTCTATTCAAAATGGAATAGTAACACTGTGTTACAATATACTTTGTATATCAAAGATAATATTGCACGCGCGCGTACATGCGCGCGATATAATGATAGCATTGTAAAACGCTACCGCCTGAGCAAACAACCTACCAGACCCAACTAGCGTTGGGTCTGGTATTTGTCAAGGATAAAGAGCCCTTTCCTCCTCCCTGTAAGGAGTCGGAAAGACTCTGTCTCCCTTTACACCCCGAGACCTGCCGGTCCCAGGGTGTGTTTCAATGGACGTGGTCCTATTTTCTTTGTCAAATATTGAAGAAAAGAACTAGCAGACGGAGTCTGCCATTTTCGGCAGGTCTCGCGACAATACTAGAGTTGCTTGAAGAAATCTGCTGGGAGCAAGGCGCCGTAGCGATTCTCTATGGCATCCACGTTTTCCTTGAAGAGAGGCATATACTTCGCCTTCAGGTTTTCGAGAGCGGAGAAATACGCGTTGCGAGTGGTAATGACCTCCTTGAAGGCGTCGGCGTCTTTCGTCTTCGCCTTGGCGGCGACGAGGGTGACGACGTCGTTTGTAAAGGCGTCTACAGGTTTTTCGCTATTGCCACCGTAGTAGGCGGAAAGGCCTTCGAGGGTGGCTTCAAATTCGGCGGAGGAGAAATCACCATTCTTGATGGCGGCTTCGAGGATCTTCGTGCAGGTGTCCATGCAGGCCTGCTGATTGGCCTCATTGGCTTCCGTGGAGATGGAGTCGTGGGCCTTGCAGTAGTCGACGTAACGTCTCAGGAAGGCGTCAAAGCAGGCAGAACGAATCTGGATGTCGAGAGCGGCGGTGAGACCTCCTTCCGGAACGGAGTCTGGGAAGATGACCGTGTCTTTGGAGGCATAAGCGAACGGAACGGATGTTGCCATGGGGAGCTCCTTTAAAAGGTTAAAATGAACGTTATAATCCGATCTACAGGACCGGAGCCTAGGCATATCATGATTTTTAAAAAGTACGGCAACTCGTCATTTGGTGCATGGCTCAGCCAAACAAAAAGGAGAAATCACATGGAAAACACACACCAAACGAGACCACATCTCATGCAGTCGTACCTGCAGAATATGGTCGCCTACTTGCATGGGGTAACACGAGACGATCCGGCGGAGATCGAACAGTTCGTCAAGGGCATGATGAAATCCTGTGTCCAGGACCATGAAGTCTACATGCTGAACAAGACGAAGACGGGAGACTTTGAATCCCAGAAGACCACCCTGTTGAACTTCTGCAATTCGACGAGCGATCTGATCGTGACACCGAGTGGAAGCGCTTTCTACCCTGACAACATGAAACAGAGCCGAGTATCGGCCATGGTGACAGAGGAGAAGGCGAAACGGAAGAAAGTCAAGAAGCAGCAGTTACGAGCGGAGGCGGATGGAGACGAGGGTGGAGCGAACTTCTTCAAGAACCAACAGACGTCCATCAAGATCAATCTGAACTCTCTTCCTGGCGGATACGCCTCATCGAGAAATATCTTCTACGACAAAGGCTGCTACAACGCTATTACGAGTTCAGCACGATGCATGATTACTCGTGCCTACACAGTGGCGGAGCAGTTGCTAGGGGGAAACTTTCCGTTCTTCGACGTGACGACGGTGCTGAATCATATCGTTATCCACTTGAAAGGGAAGCCAAGTGATGAGGCGATTCAAGCGGCCATTACGAGATGGAACCTGAAGATACCGACCGTAGACGAGCTTTTGGACTTCTACACAAAGACGGTGAAACAATACAAGAGCTCGGCGGACATGACACCTGTACGAGAGTACATCTTCAATTTGAGTCCGTCGGAGATTGCGTACCTCTACTATTTCTGCAATCTGCGTCATCTCTTCTGGGAGAATGAGTCGACGTTCAAGCCATACTTGGAAGGACTGTTTTTGTTACCATGGGATTTGGAGATTCCACAGGATGCGACGGTGGACGATGTCTACAAATTCGATGACACGGTACTGGCGGTTGTGGGTGTGGCGTTTATTGACGATTTGAATGGTCACAGCATTGATGTCATTACCAGAGAACACAAGGAGATGATTCCGAAGCTGGTGGCTATCCTGAAATTGATGAGTGATCGTTTGTCGGCTCTACAGGAGCTGGTGACGTTGTTTGTTGACACGGATGTGGATGTGCCTGATGCGACAAAGCTACCTGCCATGTTTCGGTCGACCGTTATCATATCAGACACTGACAGTGTCATTTTCACAGCGGAGGCATGGCACCAGTGGTACAATGACAACGCGTATGCCTTGTCCACACGAAGTTACCAGATTACCAGTCTGGTCATCTACTGGTTACATCATGCGGTCCGACACGCATTGCTCGTCTTCAGTCGCAAGTTCAACGTGAGTCCTGCTCGTGAACGGGTCTTGGCAATGAAGAACGAGTTCCTGTATTCCATCTCTATGCTCTTCGATATCAAGAAGACCTATGCCAGTCTGGAGATTGTCCAAGAGGGCGTGTATCTCCAGAAGCCGAAGCCTGATATCAAAGGACAGCAGTTGCGAGGGAGTATTCTATGCAAAGAGAGCTTGGACTTTGCAGAGGAATTTCTCGTCAAACGGATCTTGGAGCCTGCAACGAAAGGACAGTTGTCTGCGAGGGATCTCGTGGAAGCGGCTGTCCAGCAGGAGCACATCATTCGGGATTCTATTTTGGCAGGTGAGTCGAAGTTCCTTGGGATTACGAGCCTGAAGTTCGAATACGAGTATTCCAATCCTGATACACAGAGCCAGGTTCGGGCGCATCGGTGCTGGAAGCAGGTATTCGAGAAGAAGTATGGTGAGATACGACCGCCTTGTAAGGTGACGGAATTCCCGATCATTGCACCAACACCGTTGTATTTCGCGAATCTACGAAAGATGGATCCAGAAATCTACGAACGGTTCAAAGGGTGGTATGATTCACTCTCATCCATTCCCGCCAAGCTGATTACAAATCCTACACTGGAACACATTCCAGAAGAATTGGTTCCGCTGATCAACATTCGTGAAGTCGTCTACACGAATATGAAACCTGTGTATCTGGCCTTGTCGAGAATTAACATTTCTCCTGGGCCTGATGACCAGAAGATGCTCTTTATGGATTACGCTGGATAATAAATTGAAAAAAAGACACGCCGTAGGCATCAAGCCTACGGCGTGTCGATATAGGTTTTTGACCTCATATATTACTACGGTGTAATAGGTTAAATGAGTGTTTAACCGAATGTACAGAAACTCCAAAGTGCACAAAGGAGAACAAACATGAGTGAAGCATCTGCTACACAAAAAACCGAGACGGCTCCGGTTCCCGTCGATCCGAAAGTTGCCCTTGATCAGGGTAACAAACTGTTTGATGAGATCAACCGCAAACTTGCAAACGATCTTTCCACTGGAAAGTCTCGTAACATTGGCACTTATGGTCTCATACCGATTCACGGTATGATGTCGATGGGCGCTGATCAGAAAGACGCTGAAAAATTCAGTGATGAACATGACGCCGCCCGCGAAGGCACGATCTACGCATTTGGTCGTGTCAACATGACTTCCGAAGAGCGGAAGGAAGTGGTTGATTTCCTGGCAACACAGGAATTGATCAACATCCGTCTCTATGGGGTCGCGTGTGCGATTCAATTTAACAAAGAGGAGGAAAACGAAAAATGAGTGAACTGTTATTTAATGCATATCGCAACCAGGTTGCTGAGCAGCTTAAAATCGCAACCGCCGGGGGTTTCGATTATGATACCCTCAAGAAATTCATTCCTGCGCCGATTGATGGAGCCGACGCCTTCAACACCGATCTTGGAATCTATAGTGATTCCTTGAAGACGACTGTTGAAGTTGCGAATCGCGTCTTGGCAACAGCGCCCGATGACAAATCCCGGGAAGAATTCAAGACCAATTTCCTCAGCGGAATGGTCGAATTGAAAGTTCTCGCCGAGAAGATCACGATTGCCGACGGTTTCGCCGCCAAGTACGACGCGATGGCGACGTTCGAGAAGTTCAAAGAGAATCTTGCGGAATGCCGTCAGCGTTATGCCCATAAGGACAATGGAGTCTACATTTCCAACGTCCTACCGCCGCCTGCGGGTAAGACCAAGGACGGTGACGGCGGGAAGAAACAATACGTGAAAGAGGTCATCGCCGGCGTAGCGATTGGCGTCTTGACGTTTGTCGGGATCGTCCTGATCTCTGTGTTCCTTCCAACCGCCGAAATCATGGCCATCGCCAATGCGGCATCTTCCGCTGGTCTTGGACTGATGTTCGTCTAGTCTGAACGCATACGCCGCTCATAGAGGAGGGAGCTTATTCAGCTCCCTCCTCATTTTCTTTTTGTTCTACGTCAGAAAGACGAGATGATTAATGACTACAAAGTTGTCGACCCATGGAATTTGCGGCTTTATCGACGACGTGGTTACCGAGTGCGTCTGTCGAAATCTTTCCTGTATGCGCTTTCTGATGGACAATGGAAATTTTGCCACCAGGCTCCTGAAGTTTCAGGGCAATGTCTTCCAGAATATCCGCGTTCGGGATGTTGCGAGTGGGGTCACGAAACGCTCCTTGTGCAAGCAATTGCGTGGCGCGCTTTTCTACACTTCCGATGGCGTAGTTACTGTCCATGACGATTTCTACGTTTTTGTCAGGGAAGCACTGCTTTGCGATGGCGACCGCATGGTAAGCGGCCGTCAGTTCTGCTCGGTTGTTGGAAGAAAAGTTGTCGTTCCCCTTGATAAGTGTTGGAAAGTGAACATGGTCGTCTACAAAGACGGCCCAGCCTCCTACTTTGTCTTGAGGAAAGAAAGATCCGTCAGTGTAGATACGAACAGGTTGTTCTTCGGTTGTTTTCTTTTTGGGCATCATCAAAATCCTTTTTACATATGGGTTATCTGTATCTGTACATGCGATGATAAATGCTCGTAAAATATGATTACCAAGACAACGTAAGGTAGATATTACACTTGTGATATGACTGTGTTATTCAATTAGACATTAAAAAGGAGAAAACGATTATGAACTTTATGAGTGCCGCCATGTTGCAAGCTATGGATGTTATGGAATATCCATTGAACAGTGTGAAATTGCAGGAATACTTCTTTCGCAATCCTGGAATACTGGAGTCGTTTAAGTATCCCTACCAGGTCATGATTAAGCATTTGCTTGATCCGTCGAAACTGGTATCCGTTGGTGTACAAGTTAAATTCGTTCAACCGGATACATCAGGGTTTGTGGTCATATATCACGAACCAGATTTTTTGAATCGTCCAGAGGCTACCATTTGGTTTGAAGAACGAACGATTGGATTTTTACGTCATCTGGGCGTACTGGGTGTTCATTTGTACTGGAAGAAGGATCATTCCTTTCGTTTTGTTATTGAATTTGATAATGTATTTGCATACTGTGTAACACCAACTACCTTCATAGAAACTGAGGAATGCACGTTACGTGTCATTGGCCACAGACAGATGTACACATGGCATTCACTTGTAGTTAAGATCAATGGTGATGAGGTTATCTATTCATTGAAAGAACCTGATGGTAAGATAGATGTTCCACACTTGATAAGCAGAGGAAACGTTTAAACAAAAAGGAGACATTAAAATGAGTTACAAATCAAAGAAGACCTGGGAGTACGTGGTTGACTATTCGAGTAAGGATGGAGCGAAACATCAACAGGAGATTTCCTTCGCTTACGTTGAGAACGACGAGAATAGTCAAGACAAGTGGACTTTCCGTTTCGAATTTCACGACTATGTTACGGGGAAGATCTATCTACTGGACAACCTCCATGATATTCTCGACCATGTTTCCGATCATCGACATGAGCTTGTCGATTCTTATTTGGAAGAAATTACCAATAATGGTCTTGTCGACAATCCTGACATTTCTTTACAGGTAACTAAGCTTCCAATGGGGAATCCGAAGCTTTATTCTGTTCAACTCGACAGGTTACCTCCATGGATGCGAGGACCGTACGATGTTGTCTCAGTGGAAGATCTCTGCCAGACTATCCGTTCACAAGACTGGTACGACAAGAATATCCTTTGGGACATCGAAGAGATGATGGATGCACTCGAAATCGATCCAGACACCTTCAACGGAGAGAAGGAACCGGATGACGATGATGACGAAGACGACAAAGATCTCCATGAAGAGGCCAGACCTGAAACGTCATCAGGACCATCACAGTTTTCAGACTGGGATGGAGATCCAACAGGTTTTTCAACGGGAGTTCCGATCGTTTTTGGAATGACGAAGACCCACAGCTACTGGATCTCACAGTTCATTGTCGAAAACATCCTCAAGAATCCGAAAATTGCCGAAAAGCTTATTGAAAGATACGAAAAGGAAAAGTTCAATGTCGTTTATCCGAGAAAAGTGGACAATCCAAATGGGTTAAACGATCTGGAGACTTGGAATTTTGATGATCTGTGCGACGGGTTATCCGATAAGTTCTGTTTCCGTAGCTGGGAGAAATGTATCAGCGATGTGATGGTTAAACCAAACACATCTCGCCATGATTCCGAAGACGGTGACCATCTCATTACTGTCAAGTTCAAGTACCCTGCATTCATGTACAAGATTCATCTGCGCGATCTGCGTAACGAGTATCATGAACTGTGCAGGTCTCAGTATCTCCTGATGGGCTCTTCCAAGATCGTTGTTGGAATGAAACATGGAGAAATTGAAACAGCCAAGCTCGAATGGGATGCTCCGTTCATAACACAAATGCTGCCGCATCAACCAGACTATATAAAAGACACATTGACGGTGTACTTCATGAAGCACTATGTAGAGGACGGGATCGTATCGAGCACGTTCCGGTTCCAGCCAGAGGACATATGCCCTGATAATCAAATTTGCAAGTAAAACGTCAAGGGTGTAGCAGGTGAAATACCCTGCTACACTCCAGAAAAGTTAAAAGGAAATTCCATGCGTAAGAACAACCATTTAAAAGAAATCCGGAAGCAAAACGAAGTTGTGTTTGCTTCCATGAAAATCCACAACACGAATACGGAAGCGGACAAGTTCTCATCGGAAGTGAAACTGTATACCCAGTTTCTCTTCAAACCGGAAGATGAATCCAAACGTTTCACGTTCGCTGTTGATATTTCAAACGACCCCCATCTGGTACCTTACGGTGTCACCTGGTGGAAGAACCGTTCTCTTAAATCACTTAAGCCGTTCCTACGGACGAGTGTGCCAGATCTGGCAAATATTCCTGTAAAGAACGTAGACGTCTATGAAGGTACAGATTCGTTTAACACACGAGTCGTTACGTTTATCCTAACGTATGAGCATCCTGTTCTCATGAGTGTTCATTACGATCCTCAGGTACCCGTGGACGACTTGTCGAATCCTTTCTTCGAACCGACAGACCTATACGGTCGTCTCTACAACCAAATCTCTATTGCGATACGGAAACATCTAGAAGGACCATCTTTCATCTACGGATCGTATGGTCACTACGACGATACAGACTACGGAATGATGCATTATCGCAACGGATTCCCCATTCGTGAGACGGTGTAACGATTTACGTTTTTCGTGTCATGAGAATGAATAACTGAATATTTAACGTAAATTACTAAAACATGGAGCATAAAACCATGGAATTTATCAACAACATGAAAAACTTCTTCTGGGTCAATTGCCAGTACAACCTGAAAGATGAACCGAGAGCCGCTCAGCCACTCCCCAACGAAATCTTTCAGTTCTTCGTCACCCACGTGATTAGTGCAAGGGGTGTCGTCGATCTGATACGGAAACGTTACGGTAGAAATTTGTTTTTCCTGATAGCCCGCAACCCGCACGAACAAGACGAGAACAAATTCTTCAATTTCTTTCAGATTCCTCTGGATTTTGATTCTTGCAATTCTCCTAAGACGCTATTGGATATCTGTAGTCAACGTCCAGATCGCATGATCAGACGACTTTATATTCACTCGTACAATCGAGTTTCATCGATTATCGATATCGAATTCATGCGTCCGATCTTCTACCAACGGATGACAGATCCCATAACACCTACAGATGCCATCGCGGCTACCCGGTGCATGTCGATCACGATTGAAAACGGAGTACCGAAAAGTGCCGAGTTGTTCTGGGATCCGATTTTCTTCACAGACGAATACGATAGTGATGAAGTTTGTATCACAGCTCGTTATGCCCCCCGTGGTGATAATCACTGGGAATTCAATATGGATTTTGCCGGAAAGCTAGATGAACTCCCATCCGAGTATCATCGTCGTATTTCAAACCATTCCCCTAGGCCGACTGTTCCTCCCTATAGTACATACTGCATGTCCGTCACGGAGTTCATAGACAGACGGGTTCAGACTCTTTTTAAGAAGATGAACGTCTACTCGTTTATCCGGAAAATAAATTCGGATATCTGTTGTCTGGGCGTCATTGAAAAATTCAAAGATGATCTGCCGAACTACGCTAGACCGTTGGACAGCTTTAGACTTAATGTTGTGAATGATAAAGAGAACGGCGACGAGGATTTCTTGAAGCTCTATCAAAGTTGTCATGAAGATAAAAACGAGAATTTCGTGACGAATGTTCAGGAATCGTACGATTTCATTCGCGAGGAAATGACGATGAAAATAGAGTGGTGTCGGCCTGTGTTCTTCACTATCCGGAAAAGCAGGGATGATGAGAATACCTACATCGCCAACTTGCATCGTTCCATGTGGGTGACGTATAGTTTGGATGCTGTTGAAAAAGTAAAGTTGAGACACGTCATGCTTATCCGAGACGCAAATATTGCCATTCCGTCAGTCTACAATGTTTTCCCAGGAGGTGATCGGAGTCAGGTCGACACAACCTTCCTGACACGTGAGATAGTCACTCGCTACAATGTGAGAGACGACGTCTGGACGTACACTATACCTTACATCAGTCCATACAAGAAATAGGAGACATTCAACATGACAGAACAAAAAGAATCACCGGGAACCAAACATCGACTGAGTCAGAAGATTCTCTATGCGGGATTCAACAAGGCCCTCTTTTCTATATTAAATCACGAAGATCGTAAGGTTTACGAAATCGGATTGAACGAGCGACGGGAACCTGTTCTAAAGGGTCTTCTAAGGTATCTTCATCTTGGTTTTGAATTCCACAACGGTGATTTCACTAGACTTTCGATTGAAGGCAAGCGACGTGTTGATATGATTAACACGAGAGTACGTGATATGGTGGAGTCCAAGACGTGTACAGAAGAAAACGGTTCTGGGAAAGTTCAGCACTGGACGATCACGTTTAAACGTCCCTTCATCATGCGGTATTGGGACATCTCGTATTCGACAAGTTGCGGCTGGCAGTATGTTCGTCAATTGCGCATTACTGCCGAGACGCAGCCTTCACGTGTTTTGGACGCAGGATTTGATTGGAGTGAAGATCGTCTTGCTTCTAAGTATCGTTTTGAGGAAGAGTTAAAGAAAGATTTAGAAGGAACAAAGAAATGAACAAGTTATCGCTCTTACTACTGTTATTGGTGTTTCAAGTCACCTGCTGGTCTCTTGACCTGAAGGATTTTCTTACCAAAAATCCCTGCGAAGAGTGCGCCAGAATGGATTACCTGCAAGCCATCTACGATGAGAAGAAGGAACCGGATCCTGTTCTCACCCTCATCCGTAGCAAGACGGAGCACTTCACACCAACAGATGAGAAATCCATTGCGGCGGATTTCAACGACTTGCCTGCTCGATGGATTGCCACGCAGGCGAACATGTCCGTTTCCTACTATCAGGAGAAGCAGCCTGGTATTCGGTTTCTGAAACGGTACGAGCTCTCGTCGTTCTACGATCTATGCTTCAATGCCTGGCTTGAAAAGGCGAGTGTCCTCTATAATCCCCAGACGGGATCGGTTGTCCTACTGCTGATCTTCCGAGATCCGATTGTAGAAGCGGATTATCTGGATCCAGGGAACGGGAATCAGTTCATTGTCCGATCCCACGGTATTCGAATCATAAATCCATCCACGTTTAACTACAAATTTGAATTGTGGATGGATGATCCAAAAGCACAGTATTTCAAGAAACTAAAATAGGAGGATTGAGATGAATTGCAAAGAGGTTACGGAAGCACTTTCTAAATTGAAGCCGTTGGAGAACTTCAACTTTGGTCGCCTGTCTCAAGACCTGTCGATGTCTCCGGCCAATTTCGTTCTTCGTTATTGGAAATGTAAACTCAACTTTCTTGACAGACGGATCAGACCGGTGAATGCTGGTATCAAAACCATAGAAGATCTCTTTACTTCATACAAATGTGAAGATGTCAGCCTCGCCTATGAACCGAACTACGGTTTTATTATGCGATTCTTCTTTGCAGAACCGATCTTGCGATTTGAAATACGTCAGGAAGGCGACATGTGTTTCGGTGAACACTCGGTTACTCGTTTTACATCAAAGACGTTGAAAATCGTCAATCCAGAGTACATCGGAAAGATTGTCTTTGAGTTTGAGACGGCTGTGGTTGCGAAGAACATTGGTGATTTTCCTGTGGAGGTGAAAGAATAGCGATTTATTTTTGAACGTATATATCACCAAAGTGTAGCATGTAGACAAAGGTTTACACTCCAACCCCACTACGCTGGCTGCGTAGTGGGACTTTTTTCTTTTTTGTTTGTTTACCTTCACTTTAGCATTCTATGCATCGTTATGACCACCTAAAGTGGAGATATTTATGACTAACAAAGAACTTTTGGAGCAGTGCCGAGCGTGCTCCGTAAAGATAGATTTATACTTCGCCGACGAGTCCTGGCGTGCCGATGTTGAAGATGAAGACTCCGTAAACGAAGCTTGGCTTGCCCAAAAGGCGGCTTCGCTTATGCTGGAAGAGTTGGAAGATATTGGCATTACGACCAACCTTGAGTTGGATGACCTTTTTCTTTCGGAGCTTTCTACAAAATCGCTTTTTCTTTTCCGCAGAAAGTTCGATTACGAAGGCTTCCGAGAGTATTTACGGACTCGTCCTGAAACCATTGTGGCGCATGTTCGGGACCTTCTTGAGAACACAGGCACTCCCGAGGACCTCCTGACGGAACTCGTCATGTACCTGAAAGACGGGGATCCTCTCGATATCGCCTGGACAGTTCTTTCTGAAGAGCTTGATTACTGGTGTTCTACAAATCGTTTCTATTCTCATCTTCACGCCATTATGAATGAGCTGGATGGGAAAGTGGATGTCGACGACACCATGGAAGATACGGACGTTCCGAAAGTCGCTCAAATGATTGGTAAGATCAGTCTTATCCGTCAGACGATGAAACGTTGTATCGAGCCTCTCTGTACAGCTATCGACTTCGATATTGACGGTAGCAACCAGTTGTGTGTACTGGTGTCCCAGTATGATCATCAGTTTGTGCAGGCGGATATGGAAGCTCTTTATGCTTCCGTTTACGACGATCCTAAGTCGGATCTGATGAAGAAACATCGTCGGACGGTTCGTCATCACGTGGAGTGCTGGCAGAATATTAAAAAGAGAGCGGAAGAAGGAAAACTTGATGGCGACATGCCTGCGTCGTCTCGTATCGAAATGATTTCTCGACCACAGTTGGCACTACTGGCTATGTGCGCCGTTATCGAAGAAGACAATCCAGGACACCTGAAAGATCTGGAACCTATTCTGTCCAAGGAGAACTATACCCTTCTTTTGAAAATGGCGGACATTGTCCAAGAAGTGAAGGAGAAGTGAGATGGGAAAGGTTAGTGATCATGTCAAGAGATATCTCTTGACTTTCAAAGGGCGTCTTATTGAGCGCATTATTCTGAACGACTTGATGATGAATGTCCGTAACCGGACGGTGCTTGGCTGTTTTCAGGAAGAGTATGATGCCGCTATTCGGACAGGCGAACTCATCATGAACATTGTTCCGAAACTCAATTTTGCCAAGTATGATCCTATTCTGGCGTTGAAGACACAGGCTCCATCTATAGAGACGAATGTGGAGAACTGGTGTAAGGAGAACAATCTTACGTTGGTTCGTCGCTACGACAAGTGGATGGATACCCTGATGACATACCGATTCTACAGTCTGATGTCTGAGGAGCAACGCCAGAAGGCGAACGATCAGAGTGTTGAATTCTACGGATTCGCCTGTGATCGTTTGTTTGCACAAATCTGGGATGAGGGAATTTTAGCAGAGCCTGTGCCAAACATCCCAAGGGATGGAGACATCGTCCGTCTAGTTCCCTACGGAAAGAAGGAAGAGGAAGTTGAAGCAAACCTTTTCTACATTGACAAGATGGATGACTGGGGCGGTGCTGATGATGATTCGGGACCAAAAACACCTGGACGGATTCATCTGCGGGTATTGTCCACGGCCTTAAGCGACCGTCTTATTTCAGAAATCGACACGATGCACCTTGATAAAGGCGACCTGACGTGTGTCAAGGAATCGATGGATACGACGGTTGGCCGTTTCTTTGTCAATCTCTATCTCCTTGAATATCCGTTTCAGGGGGCTATTCCGTACATCAACGATGTCTGGGATATCAGTGATGTGGAGAAACTTATTTCCGCTTATGTCGTTTCCGCAAAGGACAAAGATCAGGCGATTGGTCAGCTACAGGACTACGAGAACAATCTTTTCTATTTGGGTCAATACACAGAAATGTGTGTTCCAACGTATTCTCGGAAATCTTTCTCCACAGATCCGAATATGCGGGCGTATCGTAAGCAACTGATCAAAGAGGCTGGTGACTCCGCTGCAGATCCTCGTGTTCGGATGGAGATTGAGAATAAGCTTATCCAGAAGGATAAGGAGTATCTTGCCGGTGATTCTTCCATGCGTTTCTACACACCGATTGCGAAGAAAGCGTTCGGTATTGCACGGAAACGTATGTTTAGTACGTTTGGTGTGACGGAGGCGTTTGAACGGACGGGTGGTAACTACGAGTTCATCGAGAATTCTCTGTCCGAAGGTTGGGATAAAACAAAGATCTCGACCATTGGTAATGAAATCCGGCGAGGGTCATTCAACCGTGGTCACCAAACGGCACTGGGTGGCGCCCAGACGAAATACATGACCCGTGTCTTCCAGGATTTTCGTGTGGTAGATGGTGATTGTGGAACGAAGAAAGGACTCGTCATCGATCTCATCAAACATCCGATTCTGAAAGAGTTGATGGGACAGGAAGTCTGGCTGAATGGTCGCTGGGTTCTGTTGGAGGCCGGGAACTTTGACCATTTCAACTCTCAAAAGGAAATCATTCTACGGTCGCCGATGTACTGCCGTTCCAAGGATGGTATCTGTGAACATTGCGCTGGTTCCATGTTGAAGCAGTGTGATACAAAAGCATTCAACGCCATGGCTATGGAGATTTCGTCAACGTTCTTGACTGCATCCTTGAAAGCCATGCACGGAACGACGCATTCCTCCATTACTGTAGACGATTTGACTAATTACATTATTTAAGGAGCCATCATGGCAGAGAAAGTTTTTGACAATAAATCCATTCTGATAAAACAGAAGAATCTTATTCGGCATATCTCGTATCACCGTAGTTTCGGGATAGAGACTCCGTTTCATGTCCAGGAAATGGTGATACAGGGCGGTACCGGTGTGATGAACAACTTTATGGTTGTCATCTTCGGGTATTCTCATTACGGACCATCAACAGATGCGGATCGTTACGTCAACGCCTATCAGGAATACCAGAAACAGGGCTTTGTCGTCAATACGGAAATGACGAAGCAAACAGCGGAATACATCTGCACCGTTATGACAAAACCCGTCGTTCCAGTTCAAAGTGCTCCTCCTATGTATCAGAAGCCTGACGGCACGCCATCTCCAGTAGGTGAAACTATAAAGACGGTGACAGAGAAATCAGCTTCAAAACCTGAACCGACTCCAGAAACACCCGCAGAGCCTCCTCCGCCTGAGAGCCCGAAAGAGCCCGAACAGCCTGCTGTAGAGACGAAAAAAGAAGACGACGTCTTGCTTCCTGAGTGCGTTTCTGCTTTTCTCAACGATCCGAACAGAAAAGAGAATGCTCACGAAGTGACGTTGACGGACGAACAATCGAAGTCCCTTACGAAGTACAAGGATCTCATCTCCGCCAAATACAAACTGACGGCAAGATTCATCTATCTCTCCAAGAACGAGAATGGTTCTGTCTATCGTCTCAGAGTTAAATAACGGCATTGCAAAAAGAGGAAAGTACGATGTCAGATAAAGATACAAAAGAAGTAAAAGAGAAAGGAACTCAGCCATCCGTAACTACACCTGCGGCGCCAGCCCCAGAAGAACCGAAGAAAGCTCTTCAGCCTGTAACGACTTTTGCCACGCCGAAAACGGAGGTCGTCTCATCGCATCCAACGAAACCGACGCCCACGGTACCTATCCATAGGAACCAGACGAATGTTGAAAAGCTGAATGCGATTCTTGCGCAGATTGATGAGATTCTTCCTGACAAGACGACACTTGAACGGTTTGGCTATCGTTCCGACAACGGTGTTGCCATTCTGCGCCGAATCTATGAATTCGTCAGTGTGACAAACGATGCAAAAGTGTTTGATGCGCTGCTTGAGTTCTTCAAGCGGGAATTGAATGGAAAAGCCAACCAGCAGGTTCTGCTTGCAGGATGCCAGGGACTGCGGGATACGAATCTTCGTTCCCGTCTTTCCGTCTTTTTTACGACGTTCAACCAGTTGGCAACAGCGAGCAAGTTCCACCACCCGATGACACTCAACATCAATTGCATTTCCCGTTTCCTTACGAACCAGGCACTGATTCGTTGGATAACGGTTAAGAAATCAAGCATTTAACCATATCTCTACAGGGAGTACCCATCAAGGGTACTCCCTGTAGGATTATGCTGATTATAAGCTATCAACTTTGGATTCTTTTTCTTCTTCTCCAACCCCTTCGAGAGAGAGTTCACTATCGTCGATTTCGTCTTCGAAGAGAGTTTCGACGTTTTGTTCTTCTTCAGGATTGTCCATGACCTCCGTACTGGAGATAAGTGCTTTAGCATCTGCCGGCTTGATTCGTTCCAGAATGGAGATAACGCCTTTGGCAAGGTCCGCATGTGCGTCCGTTTCCTTCTTGGCCATTCGAATCTTCGCTTCGGCAAGAGCCGCTTTTTCCTGGGATGCCAGAACGGCATCCGCTTTCGTAAAGATTTCAATTTGGGCTTCAAGCAGTTTCGGCGAACATTCGTTTGGATTGATGGTCAACTTCTCGACAAGGTCCATCAATTTATTAGCCAGGAATTCACGACGTTCCTTTGTCGTCCCGAATGTCTTCTCTATATTTTGTATCGCCAATTCGACAGGCGGAATCTCGTGTTTTGTTACTTCTTGTTCTTGCATATATTTATACACCCCCTCCAAAAAGCGTGAACGTTCATGATTGTATAGGATGCTTTTCTCGGGTGCACAAGTCGTATATATTACCTACATGTGTATATTTACGATGTGAATCTATACCTATAGGTAAAATTTAAAATAGTCAAAAGCAAGGAGAAGACTATGGCAAAAGAGTACGATGAATCTTCGATTCGGACCATGGAGCCGTTGGAGTACATTCGTCACCGAATGGGACTCTACCTGGACTCCAAGGATGTCTCCGCAGACACCCAGATTCTCAAGGAGTTGATTGATAACTCTTGTGACGAGTCTCTTGATCCAAAGAAACTCTATCACATTAAAGTCGTTATCTTCACGAACGATAATAAAACGTATCAGGCGGCGGTTATTGACCACGGTCGTGGTGTTCCGCTTAAGAAGCTGAAAGATGCTTATACGAATACTCAGACCTCTGGTAAGTTCTTCTACGATTACGGTGGAGCGACTACCGGTAGCTACGGTCTTGGTTCAAAAGTGACTGTCGCGTTGTCGACGCATTTCTTGGCATATTCGAAACGTGCGGATGGTTTTGCCTATTTGAAAGTGAAAGACCAGCACGTGGTGGACAATAAGGTTCTATCACCTCTCGACAAAGATGATTCGACGATTGGTACGACGGCATTCTACGTTCCCGATCCAACGGTTCTTCCCGAAACACGATCGTATTTGTCCGATCCAAATGGTCTGGCCAAGACCATTGACACGTTGAACTTCATGGCGGCTATCAAACCGAACACGATTTTCACGGTCTACAAAGTCAACACACTTCTGGATCAGACATTCTTCGACAAATCTCCGATTGCTCAGTGGAAATATTTCCGTGATGTGACGGGAGAGGTGATCTATCAGAGCCCGTCGGATTTCAGTGTTGAAAAATACGTGATGACTCGGTTCGGTATTACGTGCCAAAAACCCGAATGGAGTCTGCATCTAAAGAACTCTGTTCGTAAAGAAGCTCAGACCCTTGAGTACGATATCCATCTCTTCGTATCAGATGGCAAGCGAAAGCAAACGGGACTGCTCGGTTCCGTCAATACCGTTTTGATTCAAACATCCGAATCCTATCACTTCTCGGTTCTACGGGAAGTCCTGAAGAAACGGATTGCTCCGTATTTGGATGACACCGATGCTGATCTGATGGCATACTTTAGTACGACGTATGATTTTCCCTTCTACGGGCATGTGGTTATCAGTTTCCTGGGTGCTGAGTATGTGACACAGACTAAGTCAATTTTCAAGGATCCTGCATTTGCAAGCATCTACAAGCACGACTTGAACAAACTGATTGACCAATCCGTTCCTGATGAAGTCTGGGGTCGTCTCTATGCGGCGATTGCAGACGATCTGAACGAACGATTCATCCAGGCGAACAACCGTGCTTTGAAGTTGACAGCAGGTCTCAAGAACATCGCCTATGACATGTCGAATCCCGACTGTTACACGCCGTGTCGCTCAAAGGATCCAACCAAGACGGAACTGTTCATCACAGAAGGAAACTCCGCTGGTAATTCCGTCCGAAAAAATCGAGACGCCAATTACCAGGCCGTTTTCAGATTGCGTGGTAAGCCGATCAATCCGTTGACGGCATCCGCTGCAGAGCTCAAGGTGAACCGTGTCTATCAGGATCTCGTGCGTCTTATCGGTGTTTCTCCCAGAGATACGGATTTGTCCCACATGAACTTCAATCGTATCGGTCTCCTAGCTGACGCTGATCCGGATGGTTACCACATCGTGGCTCTCCTTATCGGAACGCTCATGAAGATCAATCCGAGAATCATCATGTCAGGCCGAGTCTTCGTGGTCAATCCGCCATTGTACATTATCACGAACAAGTCGAACAATATCTTCATTCGTGATGCGAACGCTCTTCTGGATATTCGCTCGTCCATCTATCAGCGTATGCTGAAGATATCGGCGTATTATCCGTATACAAAGACATTCCATCAGCTCAACAAGAACGAATATCGAGATCTTGTCTATTTCGTCAGACGGTATAGTGCTATCATGATGAATGTCTCGAAGCACCTGAACGTCGAGCCGCTCGTTATTGAAAAGCTGATTGACTGCCTGCCCTACATGGAGCCAGGCAATATCAAGACGGAAGCTATCAAGAAGCATCTGAACTTGATGGATTGCCGGTATAACCAGACGTTGAACTCTCTCATGCTCATCTTTGATGGTGGCGTTGAGAAGTCTGTTCAGCTCAATCGATTCAAGCCCGAAGTGGAAGCGTATGTCAAGCCCATGCTGGAGCGTTTTGGCTGGAGGCACTTTGTCTTAATCGCATCGTCCATCCTCTCTGGAGAAATCGACGAACGTCCTGTTTCGTTCATGATGTTGGATGATATTTTCAATGAAATTGATCGGGTGTTCCCGATTCATCGATTTAAGGGTCTAGGTGAGTATTCCAACGAACAGCTTGAGAATACTTGTATCAATCCAATTACACGTTCAATATCAGTTGTGAAGGATATAGGCGATGTTCAATCTATCTATCAATGCCTGGGCGTGGATACGTCATATCGTAAGAGTCTGGTTAAAAAACAGCTACGGGATTTATTCCGAGAAGTTGATTCTGAAGCCGTCTGAAGAGGAGAAGAAAACCATGTCCAATGTACCCATGCCAAATTTCACTGTAGAAGAAGAAGCCAAAGATCTCTTGGCTCAATTCTACTCCATCCGTGATCCGAAGATTGATCAGGATCCGTTGACTCCGACAAAGACGTGTCTGGAATACCAGATGGGACCGAAGTATTTCGACGTCCTGGCGGCGTATGCGTTGCAGTTAGGGGATCCGGACAATCACGATCCGAAGATCGTCCCGTTCGCCAACGAATTCGCTGTGGAGATGGTGCTCCGTGCCAATAAGCGGTTGCACTTTGTCCCTGAGGACGGAGAGTCGAAGTTGACCACCTCCATCGAATCCTTGGTGAACAGAGGCGTGATGGGCAAGGTGACGTCCAGTCATATCGTCACACGCCTCATGTCCATGAAGGAAGACGAAGTCAACTTCTACTGGCTGATCATGTGCGCGTGTGTCTTTGCCATGTGGAGACCACGGGTCGAAATTGTTTACAAGATGCAGGCAAATGCGTATCTGACGTACGCGAATCGTTTCTTTACGGTTCCCGACGCAGGTCAGCAGGATTACAATCTGTATCTGTGTAACGATCGAGCTGGTTTTATGAAGTCTCTCCAGCATATCTTGAAACGTTATACAGTGGAATCCACGGTCAATGATGTGTCCAAGACACAGATGGAGATGGTGGCAATCATGAGCCGCATCCTGATTGCTTTTACGTTGAGCCGAACAGCCGAAAAGGACGAATATCGAAAGCTTGGTATGGCATATATTACAAAGCTGAATCAGTTCTTCGCGAGCCGTATTCGATTCTATCAGAAAACCACACCAACGGAGATCAATTAACCATGGAAGAGGAAACGAAGAAATCACCCATCCCGATCGTTTCCAGTCGAATCGTAACACCGATTCAATCGACTGACCAGGACGACGGGGCACTGGATTATGAACCCTTGAAACGGGAGGGTCAGCTTATTTTCACGCAGGAGGATGTCAACAACAGTATTTCTCCTCTGGATCATTTGCTGCGCTCTCTCTTTGTCAAGATGGGCGTCACGGATGCCTATTTCAACGCACGTCATCGGCAGTATGCAAACGACTTGCAGATGGACTTCCAAACGGCGACGAATGCGAAGAATAACTTGATGAAAGCTCTACGTAAAGGCGGTATCACATTCAGTCGTTTCATTGAAGCGCTGGTCAATGTGCTGCACCTTGTCATTCGAGATATCCGTTGGGAAGTTGTGGATGAGGCTGGTGAGGTCAAGATCATTGATCTGACGCACGGCTATGTCACCAAGGCGGAAGCGGATGAGATGGATCGGAAACGGGAAGAACAAAAGAAGAAACCTCTTACTCTCGATCCAACGATTATCAAGCTTCCAGAACATATCGAACTGGACGATGTTGTCAACTTGTAACAATTAGACATGTGAGTGTGTAGTGGAGTTAATCCACTGCACACTCGAAAGGAGGATTATGAACGTTTGCATTCAAATTCAGGAGAGTAGTTACTTCGAGAAATTCCCGGAAACGGACAAGATTGTCCAGTGTTTCAATCCTGATAACAAGAAGTGTATCATTCCACTTTGCAATCTACAATCTTGGCAAAGTATCCGAAACAAGGATGTCCTGCAGGATGTGAAGACGAAAGTTCGTACGATTATTATTCGTGGCAATGTTAATGCCCTCAATGCACATGACGTGCAGTTGTTTTCTACGAAGCTGATGCATGAGTTCCCGAAGATTATCGACTGGACGACAGAAGGAAAAGGTTGCTTGAACAGCTCTTGTCTTTCAGTGCAGCAGTTCAAAGCGGTTCTTTATCACGAGCCGATCATGTGTCTGCGGGAGATTACATATTTGGATTGTCATGTTGCCTATGACAATGTGGGAAGAATGGTTGGAACAAAATGGGAGTGGATGGTTCGAGATTTGGCAGACGAGAAGTGGCCTCTTCGTTCCGAAGAAGAGTTGAAAATGGTTCCGACATCGAACAAGCAGGCACAGGAGGAATATGAGAGAATGCGCGAGTCGTGGCTGATGCGTTTGTTGGACACCTACGGAATACAGTCTCTTCGGAAGACGTTGGTTGTGTGGCCGGGATGGGAACTATATGCTAAGAAAGTAGATATGAAATAGAGGTTAGACGTGGTAGACAGTAATGTCTACCACGTTTTTATTTTTTTGGACGCCATCTACTTTTCTTGATGTAGATATCAAACTATCTCCATTCGGGGTAACCATTATCTTTGTAGTTCCTACACTTCCACTATTACCGGTAGTTATGGACCTATATACATTAGAGTAGCTGATACATCAGGACATCTGACAACAGGTAATACGGCTGGATCTACATCATCTGGCGTCCCTTGGACGCCATCATCAATCCCTTGAGCTGAATGACGATTATATCCTCCTTGTACATTAACGTAAACAACTAGACTTCGTCCATTCGATCCTGTTTCAGCACTACCGGTAGTACCTCTTACGCTGTACAGCAAATCACTCAGAGTGGTGGTTTCAGTGTTCGATACAACATAAGTTCCATCGATGGCGTCCTTTCAAGGGACGCCATTTTCTGTCAGATCTGCGTTTGTTCGATTGATCGTTAGAACACCTAAATTATTTGGTGCATACACTCTCCATTGATTAGTACTACCGGTGGTGGATCTGCTGTACTTATGTATAGAGTTGTTTCTCTAAGTACAAACGGAGAACACAACAGTCCTATGATACCTAGTTATGATTATGGCGTCCTATGGACGCCAAGATTGGAGACAGGCCTGACATTATTGTAGGGTATACCTCCAGATGGAGTAATATGATACAGAAAAATAGAACTACCGGTGAGCAATATCAAGGTGCTGGTCGCGTCAAGTATGTTAGAACAAATGCGATATATGACTACGGTATACCTTTTACAGATAGTTATGGCGTCCACGGGACGCCATAGAGATAGTTCACAGACGAGAACGTTGCGTTCTCTCCAGCAGGAGTTGCAGAATGAACGTTAATCTTTAATGGAGCATAATTCTGACTTTGATTACCGGTAGTGATCAATCGACCTGGCGTCTCTATGCGGCTACAATTAATACATCGATTTCACCGTCGGCACAACCCAAGTCTCTCTATGGCGTCCAGCCCCAAAATCATGATATGATTCCCCTGTCCATCATGTTATCTGTACCGTAAGGAGGTACCGTTATGCTGACTCATATGGCACAGATCTCCGAGACCCTGACCCACCTCATCAATCCTATCGCAGAGCAGGCCTGTCGGAAGATCCTCGACCAGCTCGCCCTTTCTGATGTCGTCGGACCCATGTTCCAGATGGTCTCGGACATTCGAGCTTCCTCCAAGTCCTGGGAAAGGCGTTTTAAACCAAAGGTCAAATCCGAAACGTCTTTTAAAGGCGTCATTAAGTACAATCCTGTTTCTACAGGACTCAAGTACGATGTCTCCCTCCCTGGTCAGCACATGGATGCCCAGCTCATGCGCTCGGACACCTTTGTGACAAATCCTCTCTTCTTTGACCCGACACACAACATTGTTCTCTTCGAACGGTTCCACCCAGCCAACATTCAGGTAGACTGTTCCTTGACGTTCATCGATCGCGTGCAAGGTTACGACGCCATTAACCGTTTTCATTCTCTCTTCAATCGCGGAGAGTATTTTCAACTTCAGGACTTCACGACAAACTATCCGTTACCGCCAGAACATCTTGTCGCTCTCAACAAATTAGCTAAGTTGGCTGGCATTGAAAAAGGCTGTTTTGGACAATGGCTAACCGCCTGTTCGAAAGATCGTATCACGTGGGAGGCATCCAAGCGTCTCCGTAATAGGACTTACGAAGTCGTTGTCAAATATGATACGTTTGAGGCGATGGTTTACATCGACTACACTCCTGAAGCTCTACAGATCGATTCTCCTGGAAAGGCCCCGCAGAATCTTGTGCTGAACTTCCAGTTGACGATTCAGTTCTCCCGCCCTGACCGAATCTACATGCGCTATCCGATTGTCATTCACAATCAGCTCATCCCTGATTCTCTCATCACGTCGGATCGTAGAGATGCCTACAATGACACGTATGACGTTTTGCACCATCGTTTCAAGGGAATTGACGAGGCGCACCAGATGTTCAAGGAGCACGCTCGGAAACCGAAACGTCTTCCCTGGTACGATGACTGGCTTGTTCCTCGTTTCTCTTCGTTCCATGAAGAGGGTGCGGAGGCGTTTCTTATCGGAGTCGTCCTGCAGGACACGGAACCTGTCATGACAGGTAAACTAGAAGACCCGAAACCTCCAGAGTACACGACTGTTGATCTGACATCCGACATTGATAATTATTATCTTTCCACAGATGTCGTCGCTTATTTTGAGAAGAATCTACGGGATTGCCTAAAGCCAGAAGCTCTCTACAATATAGGGGTTTATATCGGTGACCGTCAGGTATCTCCTAACTGTCTCAAGTTTGACGGACATGTCCTCTCGATTCCTAATTCAATTTTTGACCATGACAAGATCTGTCGTCTCGTCCTTTCTCGCACACCGCCAAGAGCCGAGGGTAATAACCCCTGGTTCTTTGTGTTAAAATGTGTTATTGAGGTCGGAGACGTTGGACGTAAATAAGTGAGGTGTCCTATGGGATTAGTTCCAGCAGGCGGCGAAGCCGATATTCGGCGTGGCCCCCACATCGTACACAATCAAGATTGCTTCCGCAGTCCATCCGCAAAAGACGTTGATCTTATTCCGAAGACGGTCAAAGTGGCTCCTTCAGCTCAGCAACGACTACAGGAGGAAGATTGGGTCAAACGGACGAAAGACGGACTGCTCTCTACGGAAGTCCTTTCTACTGGTTCAGGCATAGATGATAACGCGTTGCTTGCCTACATTCAGGGCAACACGGTCACCTGTACCTACTACCATCGTCTTAACAACCTGTCGGAACAGGAAGCGGCTGAGATCGACTTCTCCTACATGCTCCATAATAACCACGTATCTTACCTGAAAATTAAGAATTTCCAGTTTAAGATGCAGGGTGAGATGAAGTATGAATACAATACGGATGATACGGCTTCCTCCATCACAGGCGAGGCAACGTTCTTTCCGTATTTCTGTCCCAATGTGGGTGACGTGTTTCTCTACCCCATGCACGATGGAACAGTCGGTCTCTTTGTCATCTCTGAACCGCCTACTCGTTTATCCATTAAGCAAGCAACCGTCCACACGGCACCGTTCTACTGGATGAACGATCTGGAAGAAGATTGGCTCGAATGTCTGGAAGCTCGCGTTGAAGATGAAGCCACCTTCAATCTCGAGACTTATCTGACGACGAAGGGTGCTCTTTTGACGGATGCCGACGCGGATACGAAGGACCAGGCGGAACGCGCTCTTGCTCTCCTTCAACGCTACTACAACGAGACGTTCTATGATAAGTACCTCTATCGGTCTTACGTCAATACACATGACGTCTACGACCCGTACCTTGTAGAGTTCGTCCGTTCTATTTTCGACAGAAAGTACATGCCAGGTTACCCTGATCAGCTCCGTCCCGATCCAAAATATTGGAAATTGTCGTTCTGGGCGAAACTTCTGGATCCGGAGATGGTTCCAGACGAAATTATGGTCGACCGTTGTCATATCCCACTTGATGAAATCAACTATCGTACGGTTCATGTCACGGCTTTAGCCGAGCATCTCTACGTTGAACTGGCGAAGGGGGCACCTTTCTGTTATCCGTTCTTTGCGATTCCAACGGAGTACGACAAGAACGACACGACGATCCCCATGCAGATTACGCTCTACTTCCAACAGGGAAAGGTCCGTCCGAAGGTTCTTCTTCAGTTGGCAAAAGATGCGCTGACCATGGAACGCTGTGCTCGATTCTACTATATTCCGATTATCGTTTTTCTTTTGAAGCGTCTGGTCTCGGCTCTTGGCTCTGGTCAAGATATTGTCTCTGACGACGATGATGCACCGACAGATAATACTACGGATGGAAATAATAATCTTCCATCCTGCTACGGTTGTCCATATGGTTGTGCTCATCGCATCAAGATGGATCGTGCCTGGTGGATGGCCCATCCGTTCAACTGGTGCTTTAATCGGCACGGCAGAGGACTGCCTCCATGTGGTGGTTCCTTTGCGAATGACCCGGCGGATGTCTCTCCTGTCATGCTGGATCGTCTCGGATCTCACTGGTATAAAGCGGTAGACGTGCTACCAGAAACACCTTACGAACACAGACCATAATTCACAAGACACCACGATGTTATGCATCGTGGTGTTTTCTTTCTATTTTACGGGAGTTGATTATGCCAGAATATAGTACACATATTGAACAGGAATTGGCGGAGAGAGTTTTCCCTGTTTTCGTGGCGGAGTACTACGATCCCCTCATTTCGAAATATTTCATGACGCCACAGCAAGATCCAGGTCCGATGGTAGATGGGGTGCCGTTGTCTCATGAAGAATACAAAGCTCTTCATCCGGATTATGAAATCCCACCTCAATGGACTCCTAGAACCATCTATCAAACGTTCGATTTGGATATGAGCCGTTCGTTCCGTTCTACAAAGGAACTGATCGACATGCTTGCGAATGGCGTGCCGTTCAAATTTGAGAATCGTGACGATATGTTGATATCGGTTGCCATTGCCGATGCATTTCTGGTTCTGTTACAGCAGGTTCGAAATCGTATGCCCGTTGAGGATTTCATCGAGCTCACATCCAACTACATCCATACGCTTAAAACGACGAGAGATACTCTTATCAAAATCGAAACGGCCAACGGAAGTAAAAATACGCAGCATATGACCGTGTCTGATTTCATCCAGTTCCTGTAGGAGAAGTTTCATGACTCAATTCCAACCACAACTATCTCCTCAAATGGAGGCGAATGTTGGTGACATTATTGGTGTCAAGACAGGGTCTCATCTGGGGGATTCCCAGACAAATATCCGTATTTCGGATCGACCGAAGCGTTCCTGCTACGATATCCAGGTACTCTTTCACGGCATCAACACGGTTACCAAAAAGAAATATGAGTATGCCCCTGATCAGGTCACACTCTTTTCTCTAAACCAAAACTACGATATTAACTGGCAGGATGACATCGAAGTAGAGTTGACAATTTTTTCAACAACGTTTTTGCTTCTTTTCTATAATCTGCAAGACCTCCTCTGCAATATCACGGTTCGTCGTAAAGGCCAGAATGATGACATTGTAGACGGAATCGATAATGATGAAAAGGAAGTTCTTACGTTGGAGAACTACCATGCCATTCTCAAGTCAGATCAGGATATCCGGAAGATCATCCCAAAGGAGTCGCTTGTTCCAACAGACACGGACTTGAATACACAAGAGACGACGTCCATGCGAATGGACCATGTCCGCTTCCAGCTTATGGACGACTTTTCTTACACGCTCCGTACAAAGCGCATGAATTTCATGTCTAGAGATACGAAGCTTCGGGATGCGATTATCTCCATCGTGGCTAAATCTGGTATCAAAAAGATCGCCATTGTCGACCCCGATAATACGACGGAGTATAAGAATTTCATCATTCCGCCCATGCTGACGCTTCCCGAAACAATGCTGTTTCTGCAGGATTATTACGGTGTGTATAATAAAGGTATGGGATTCTACTACACGGACGATACATTCTTTGTCTATCCAAAATATGAAACAAATCCTCAGATACCACCAACTCCGAAACCGATTACTCACTTCTACTACATTGGTGAAAACAAGTATCCCGCTCTAGATGTCAATCATGCCATAGATAGTGAGTTTGAGGGACGAAACGGGAATACACATGTTATTATCAATTCATCAGCCGATGTTCAGGATAGAACAAAGAAGGGAATGGAAAACGTCGCTTCTGGATTCTTCCTTCAGCACGATGACCGTGTCATCGACGATTGGCGTTACATTCATGAACCGATCGGAGAGCATTTCGCCACACAGGGATTGGGTCGTATCGTTATCCCACGGGAACCCAATATGGAGACACTTCTGGACAAGGATGAAAAGATTGGTATTACGAAAGATTCTAACAATATCATCTTCGCTCAGTCGTTTTGCAATATCTACAAATACAAATCCTATTCGGCAGATTATCGACGTAGCGAAGTCTTCTTCCGCTGGCCGAATGCTGTTCCAAACCAGTTCCGACCAGGATACCGAATTGAGTGGCATTACGATGATGAAGATCCCGCCTCTCGTGATCCCGATCAGGAATATGGGGTCAATAGCTACCGTTATATGACAAAGACGGGAATCGTAGAATCTGCTTCATTTATCTTCACCCCCGAATCAAGGGATTCACGCTGGCGATATGTCTATTATTGCAATGCGGATATTCTGATTACAATTGACAAGGAAGAAGCGGAACCTCTCTCTAAGGACTACGAAGAGACTTCCGTGGATGAAGCTCTTGTCAATCGTGAAGCTTCCGCTGGTGGTGAGAATGTTGGTGCCTTGTCTACGGGTACGGTTGGCCAGAGAGCCGTTGCCACTGCAGATAAGACAGAAACTACTTTAAGCTCTGGTCAGCGCGTAAACTTCTTCAAAACATAACAGAATGTAGCTCTCCTGGTTTGTATCCCAGGAGAGCTATTACTATTTTACAAATATGCCGCTATTATATGTTAGGAGGCCGCAAGGTTTCCTAATCAGAGGGGCAGTGTGTCTATTTCACGAGTAACCTGTTCCACAAGGGAAATATACAGCTCACGATAACGAGGATCGCGTATTCGCATAGACGTCTTTCGCCGTTCCATACGGCCGACGTACTTCCGGAACAGCTTGAATTCGTTCTTGAGCTGGCTCTTTCCAATCATGTGGAAATATTTGGCTAACAGGAGAATATAGGGAACACTAATGATAAAGTCTAGATGATAATGGTCAGTACGCTCAGGTACACTGCATGTTTGGTCGATCTCGTTCATGACATCGATCAACGAATAGCTTCCAAACCATTCGAAGCTCAGCAGAGATCCAATGGGTGTATTGTGCACGTTATTGCTGGCGTACACTTCATTAATGTTACGGATTGCCTTCTCGACGTTGCTACTGCTGATGGAGAACACCGGGCCGATGGAAATCTGCCGAGGATCAAAATCAGCGGAGCACATGGATATCAGAATGTTCGTAATCCAGATTCGCATGGCGTCATCGAAGATACCGGGAAGAAGGAAATACTTGATGAACGCTTTCTTTGCAAGAAGCTGTTCGTTTTCGTCTTCCAGGTATTGTACGTAACGGGCATACATGAAAGCTATCGCCATCGGGTCAACCGTTGCGACGAAGTATTCAGGAACCTGCTCAAACGACAACTGATAGGAGTCGAACGAGTTGAAGAGTTCCAGACTTGGATAGTGAATGACTCGGACAGGTCGTACCTCTCGCCAATACCGAAACGGTTTGTCGAGCGGCAGATCCGTCAATGGTTCTCTGTGTTCAACGCTGACGATAATCTCCTTTGTTGGTTCCTTGCAGAATGTTCGTTCAATATGACGAACAGCAAGTTCTGGATCAAAGAGGTTTGTAACGTCACCGTTTAGATAACCAGCCAGATCCAGGTATTTTTCGAAATCACTGGAGCCGTTGTTAATATAGGAAACAGGAATCTTGTCGAGGAGAGCTTCGAGAAACCGAGTCAGTTTCGTATCGATATACGCGGATGAGATAAAACGGTTTCTGTAGTGCCGAATCCTCGCAGACATCGTCGCCATGAAGTACTGCCAGGCCTTAATTTGACGGACTGGTTGACTAGGGTGAATATGCGAGAGGAACAGGTTCAGCATAGAGAACGTGACCTTCTGATAGATATAATGAATGGGTAGGTAGGCATAAAATGTTTTTCATAGAAATACTGAATGCCCGTACCGAAATATTTCATTACAGACACGAGTATATATTACGATAAGGATACATGTCGTATCAATAAGTTTGTCCTGTTTGACAGACTTAGTGTTGCAACACACAAAACAAAGAGGAAAAAGAAAAATGAGTGAATCTCCGTTTGGCGATCTCGTCAATGGCGGCAACAACGCCGCACCAACTGTCACCCCGTCGTCCGCTCCTGCGGGAAATGCCGCTCCCGCGGCACAGGCTCCAACCCAGGCAGCACCTGTCGTAAACACACAGCCGGTCGCTCGAAGCATTTCGGATTTCCAGCTTTCGACCAACTTCCTCCGTCCGACCTTGATGACCAAGGCTGGCGAAAAGTTCGTTGATGATCTGCGTTCCGAATCCGCTCGCGCCGCCGAAGCCGTCCACTTTTCACTGAACATCCAGCCCGTGAGCTATATCGAATCCTGCGCTGGTATTGCCGTGACGGACGCTCCGACGAATCCGAACTACGTGTTCCTCCTGGTGTTCGCCGATTCTCTCCAGGATCGTTCCGCAAGCAAACTCCCGGCTGACTTCGCAACCCGCATCCTCAAACAGTCTGGCCTGCTTCCGAAGGGCTATGACGTGAACATGCACACGGGTGAAGTCTTCACGCGCAGCGGCGCTGAACTTGGCAAGACTCCGTCCCTGATCGGTGTCAAAACCGTCGATCCCACGGACTACGTCAATCCGGAAAAGATCATGCGTCTGATCTACAATCGGTTCTCCACGCTCATGCACATTGAGCACACGATGACGATCAACAGCATCCTCAATCCGAACGAATCCCTGTACATTTCCACGAATCTCGACACGGTCCGCAACTTCACCGAATTCTACTCGATGGATACGGTTCCGCCGCGCTGCGACTACGGCTTCGTGGCCTACATCGCCCCGACCGCCTATCTGGCCGATCTGAAGAATCGAAACCAGATGAATCTCGTGAACACAGCGTCCGAAGGATTCAAGCCGCTCGTCGGCTGCGCCGGTTATACTACGTTCATGCTGAAGCCGCAAAATTTCTACAGCATGAACAATCAGCTCGTCGCGAATCCGTATGCGCCTGTTCCGCCGCCGTTCATGCCGGCTGTCCATTTCGAAGTGATCTCACCTGTGTCGTCTCTGCGTCTCGCCGTTCTGGCGCAGGCTCTTGCCGCGCAGTATTTCATCAAGGATCGTCTCTGGATGGCACCGTTCAACACGTTCAGCGAAAACAGCCCGTTCAACCTGGGTCGTCTCCTCCTGAATCAGCAGGAACGCGTCTTCGACGTGGTTGACAGCCAGCAGAAACTGAACCAGTACTTCATGCAGTATATCGACGGCGCCAACCCGCTGCTGATCATGGATGTTGTTGAAGGTCGTGACTGCATCACGGGAAGCAACACGTTTGCGATGCCGACCATGGCACCTGCCGTGGCTGGTTTGCTGAATGCGTTCTTCGAAGATCCGAACTTCATGATAGTCGATCCGAAGAACGGCAACGCTCCGTGGATGATCAACAACATGGTCTGGCGGAATATCATCGGTATCTACCAGAACGAACGTTCGGAATACCGCGATATCCGTGAGCTTGACCAGTTGCGCGTCGGCACCCTCCTGGATCCGAAGCAGGTCGATCCCAGCATTTGGGATCTGCTCCAGAACCAGAGCTTCAAGCCGCAGGCGTTGATCGAAGGTCTGAAGGAACACTTCAAGACTGTCAAGCCTCTGTATCTCCAGTATGCCATCCCGTTGGCAGCCACCTTCGTGAACAGTCTCGCGTCTCGTATCGTGACGGCTCTCGGCGCCCGTATCTATACGGACATCATCGAATCCTCCAGCGGAAACGTCATGTTGGGTCAGTTCGTCACCCAGCAGAACTACGCGGGCAATCTCTCCAGCGGTGGTACCTATCAGTGGGGCTACTCGCAGACGGCAGGCCTTAATTTCATCTAAGCGAAAATCCGTCTAGTTTCCCCCAGCTCGTGGTTATCTGCGAGCTGGGGGTGTTCTCAATTTTTTAAAGGAAATTACCATGATACAGAAAAAGTTGAGACCGAAGCTGGTTGATTTTGATAAAGAGTTCGAGAATACGCCGAATGCGAGAATCGTCCCGTGCGGTATTGAGGCAACGACTCAAGAAGATCCGATGCAGACAAACAAGGATCTCTTCTTCCTCATGGGTGACGACCCGTTGACGGTAATTGCATCATGTAACTGTGGAGAACTTCGCGGAAATTACTACGATGGTCTTGAATGTCCCATCTGCAAGACGGTCTGTCAGACCCGTTTCGTCAAGGAACTGAAGTTCAAGATGTTCTACGAAGTTCCGGAGTTCTGTCCACCCGTTTTGCATCCTATCGCCTACGTTGTGCTGAACAAATGGCTAGGTAGTGCGAAAAATGGAAAAGCGTCACTCCTGGACAGAATCCTGAATCCGCGAGAACAACTCCCGGACGATCTTGTTGGACTCATTCCGCAGGGATATCGGGCTTTCTACGAAAACTTCGATGACATCATGCGGTTCTTCTTGCATGAATACAAGAAGTTCCAGAATGCGGCTGGTCGAAAACGAATGGCGTTCATCCCCGCCTTTCTAAGAGAGTATCGGAACATAATCTTTGTACGGCACATCCCCGTCCTGAATGAATCGCTGCACATGCTGACGAGTTCAGGTACCATGCTGTATACGGACGAAGCCGTTTATCCTCTCTTGGACATGAAGACGAAGATGACCGCTATCATCAACGACTATTCCGTCGGCAAGAAGAATCAAGAGACGTACATGCTTGGTCGGCTCTTCGCCTTCTCAAAGGCATCGGTCGCCTATATCACATCCATCATTGATACGAAGCTTGTTCACAAGGCAGGACATATCAGACGTTCTGTCATGGGAACACGGTTGCATTGCACATTCCGAGCGGTCATTGTTCAACATGATGGAGTCGTTCGGAGTGATGAAGTCTATCTTCCATGGAAACTGGGTGTCACGATTTATGAACTGGAGATCGAGAATCTCCTCATGCATCGGTATAACTTCAGTATGCCAGAAGCGGTCGAACGAACACGAACGGCTGTACTGGCGTACGATCCACTCATCGACGAAATTCTTCAGACACTCATTCGCGAATGTCAGGAAGGAACAGGCAGACGTGGCCTGCCCATTCTTTTTGGACGTAACCCCACTATTCGTATAGGGGGTATCATGCTCTTGTTCGTGACAAAGATCAAGCCAGATATCAACGACGATACCGTTAGTATTTGTGCCAAGATTTGTCCTGCCGCGAACTTCGACTTTGATGGTGATGCCATGAATGGGCTCTCTATCAAGGAGCAAGACAAAGTAGACGTCTATATGAAACTCCATCCACGAGTGCTGCTACTAGCATCTGGTGAGATTGGTATTTCTTCTGATGTTAAGCTGACCTCCCCAGTCATGTGCGCTTTGAACGCGTGGCTGACAGATCCATCTCAGTTCGATTAGATATAACGTTGATGTAGCGTGTTGTAGTGAGAATTGCCGGAATTGGCAAACGGTTGCTCTGCAAGGACCTGAAGCAGTTGTACCTGATATATTGGACCTTTTCCCTATATGCAGTCTTGGGGTGGAGCGGGATACCTATCCGTAAGGACGGTACGCTGGAGTTCGAGTCTCCATAAAAGGTGCTGTGACTGATAGCCTGATCTCAATACGCGATTTGACGTTTGAAATAGGTGTATGTTGACTAAGGAGGAAACTATGAATTCGTTTGAGGAATTTCGTGCCGCAATGCTTCGGCGAATCGCAACCGTCGTGCACGTGGCGACGGTCCGGTCTACCGATAAAGTGAAAGATCTTGAAGTGGATGATCTCTATTTCAAGAACATCGTCATGTCGGCTGAATGCTTGACGGGTCGTGACATTCCGGAAGCGACCGTGGAAGAATTGTCGAAGAAGATTGTGAAGTCTGAAAAGACGGTTCAGGAAATGCTTGAGACGATCTGGAACACGGATCGTGAGGAGGCAATCGCATGAATGCACCTCTGAGTGCTGCGCCATCAGCAGCCGCCCTCCTGGGGACTTTCCGAACAACGGAAGTTATGGACCAGGTTATGCAGTCCTGGGGAAACGGCGATAACAGCGGTGTTCTCTTTGGATTGCGTGGCGATCCCTATGCGGAACGCTTCAAAAATTTCATGAACATTACAATCAACAATATCTCAGAATCCAATGCGGTTGCACTGGCGATTGCGAACAGTACAGAGCAGGAAGAGACCTATGTGCCGATTCAGACTCTGGACGATCTGGCGTATCCGACCCCGACGATGCAAGTCGTTATCTCGATGTATGAGCCTGTCCGCCAGCTTATTCTGGATGAGAAAATCGCAGGATATCCAGGCATCTCGAAGGAGTATCTAGAAGAGGAAGATGACAACCCCTACGAGCGCTTGGCGATTAAGAACGGACTGGCCGTCTACGACAAGAACAACCCGTATTATCAGGACATGATGACATGGGAATGGAGAAGTAGCGACCCAGATTTAAAGGATGAGGAACTGGAAGCGATTCGGACAACCTATGGATTCATCGACTCGTTCCTGGAAAGGGAACTCAGTCCGAAAGGAGAGCGTAGAGATCCAACCGATCCATATTACTCGAATATCGGTACGTACTGAAAACAACGCGAGACGTAGGGAGTGTCATAGCTCCCTACGTCTCGTCATTAGATGCATCCCTTTATTTTTTCTCAAGAGGAGAAACTATGAGCGAAGTCATCCCTACTCTCTATGTTAACAAACCGATCATCGAAACGACTCCTGAAAAAGTAGCCTACATGATCAAGCAGTTACTCTACAATCCAGGCAACATTTCATCCTGTTTTGAGCCTTATCTTTTATCGTCCAGAAAAGCCGTATCGTTCAATAAGCGGGAGCCTTCGATCATGGCTTCCGCAATCGCCGCACAGTTGAACGGTGTTCTGACACATCATGGGCTTTCGGCAGAAGTCACTTACACACAACCAAAGGATACACCTTTTCAGTGTCATTTGATTATTACCGTCAAGGATGGTGGTGGAAACCTTGTCACTCAAATGGACGACTTTGCTATTTTGGCAGATGGACAGATGGTATTGACGGCGGCATACAAGCAAGATAACGTTTATGGAAATCAGTGAGGTGAACTCACATGGATACGGAATACGCATACCGAGTAGACCAGCTCTCTTCAAAGTTTCTGCAGGGAAAACGTCAACAGCACAATGCCGTTGCTAGTCAGATTCTAGCAGTCTTGAAGATCGAGTCTTACAGACGAAACACGATTACACTGTCCGAATTCTCCAAGTATCTTCCTATTTTCGATACGAAACTAGTTAGTAAGATGAGCTACGAGGATTCCGTCTATCTGGGGCAGGAGTGGGCAAGTCGCATTGATCCGTACGAGGAAGTCCGAATCGTTGAGTACGAGGACTCCAAGGAACCTCTCTTTGTTCTCCCAGCTCTCTACACACGAGTTCCTTCCGTCAATATGGCTGGCGCTGCCGGTCTTTATGCTGAGGAGGCTCTTACCAAAAATGTTGCAAACGATTCTCCGATATCGACAGATGCTGAACGATGCACTCGTCGATATGCTGACATACTCGATAGGGTTCGACATATTGTTCGGCCGTACTACGAAGCTAGGCAGAATCAATATGCCAAAACGATGGATGATTTGAAAAAGAAAAATATCCTGTCATCGAATGAAATTCCTACAAAGAAAGAACAGGCGCCCGAACAGGCGGAATCATCCAATCTTGAACTTATCGAAGAACCCTTATGAGAAACAAAGTCGTCTTCATTACGGATATTCATCTGGGACGTGATCCCATCAGTCCATGGCGTGTATTAGAACACTTAGAACGTTATCTATATCCAGTGTTAGCAGGTGTTGACGAAGATCCGCCCTCTCTTCTCCTTTTCGGGGGAGACTTCTTCGACCGACTTTTGGACTTGAACCAGGATGCGGGTCGTATCGCCGTCACGATTGTCGATCACGTTGTAGAATTGGCTGTCAAACACGGATTCTTTGTCCGTGTCCTAGCGGGAACGTTCTCGCACGATCGTTTTCAGAACAAGCTTTTCAACTACGGAAAGATACCCGATCTGAAACGGGACGATACTCAGATTGTCCGTGTCTTTGAGGAACGAGGAATTGAGTACATCAAGCCACTCAATCTCCACATCCTCTATTCACCTGATAATCAGAATGTAGACGACTTGACGGAAGCCGTATTGAAGACACTTTCAGATGCGAATCTCGACCATGCGGATATTCTCGCATCTCATACGTATTTCGATCATCTCTACAAGAACCAACGGGAAATCCATCAACCGAGCAAGCAGATTGTTTCCCAAGCAGTCCGTAAGAAATTCACGGTAATCCTTAACGGTCACATTCATGTCAAGTCTATCGTTCGGAATATCGTGACAGGTGGGTCGTTCGAACGATTCTGTCACGCCGAGGAAGCTCCGAAAGGTTTCCACATTATCACCCTGAATGATGATAAGCTGGAGAAGATCGAGTTCCGTGAGAACTACGATACAGACCTCTTCAATACATACGAAATCACAGATGACAACAATGACGCAGTCCTTGATCAAATTGAGGCGGATATCGTCGCTAGCCAGAAGAACGACCGTCCCATTCATATTCGTCTTGTCGGTGAATACGAATCCGCTCGTGTTTACCTGAAAGAGAAATATCCGACCATCGACGTAGCCGTAAAATCAACGGGCGCCCTGACCAGAGGCGACGATCCGTATGTAGAATCCATTATCGATGATTTACCCACGTTGACCCCCGCAAACATCGTATCCTTTATTGTCGATGAAGTCCATCAGAAACTCACCAGGGAAGAAATAGAGGAAATGCTCCATGCCAGTACCAAGTAGCCATCCTGAATGGACGGACGACGCCAAATACTCCATTGGCGCCCAGCCCGTCCTTCAAACACTGCAACGTCTTTTTCTAAGCAACGCGTCTCTGAATAAGACATCTATTGATACCGTTTTGATTAATACGTCTACGGTTGTAAGGAATTGTGGTTCCAAACAAACCGTCTCGACCATGAAAGCTCATGATCGACAGATGGGTCATACCTCTGCCGAGCCAGGCATCCAATGTTATAAAGAAGCTCGTCAGGAACTTCTTAATCTCGTCGAAGATGTCACCCGTATCTTGGATGATTGCAACGATATTTCAAATCCATGTGTTATCTTCTATAACGGTCTTTACCAGAATATCATCCCCTCCGCTTATTGGAGGGGATTTCGTGAATCCGAGATGGATCAGAAGCTGGCGAATTCCAGAATCATGATGGACATGGGGACGAAAACGACAACGACACAGAAACGACGTGTCACGGTCATCGAACTTCCTTGTCTCGGAAAGCTTCTTCCTTACCAGGAACTCTCCATTATCTTGAAGAAAGTCATCAACAATCATAACGTCCTTTTGTGGTCGCATCATACACTTGACTTTCATATTAAGGAATTTGCCAACTCGTTTCGTCTGGTCAATTCCTTCACAGGAGATTTGATTGAAGAACGAGACCTTTCCGAGAAAGTATTTCAAAACAAACACGTGCCATTCAACAGAATCAGTCATGTCCTCCTAGGAGACCGTCATGATCTGAGAGGTTCTTTATCTTATACCGACCAGAGATCCCTGAAAGAACTTGCGACAAAAGAACGTTGGGATCTTAAGACGGAATACTGGATGCAACAGCAAATCACTAAAAAGAATATTGTTCTACCATACACCATATAAGGAGAATCAACATGCCAGGTATTAACGAATCCGATTGGAAACCCGTGGAAAGACAGTTCTTTACAGCGGACAGAAAGGCGAAGATCGTCTTCTCCGTCTACAACGGGAATTTCCAGTTCGCTATCAGAAACACGGAACAGAAGAATTCCATTGTTCTTTCTCGTTCCATGAACGCTACGGCGCTTCAGCGTTTTCTCATGCTCTTTGCCGATATTCGAACCCAGAAGCCAGCGCCTGGCGCTTACAAACGTTCGCTCGATGTCGGCAAATTCGACCAGAACGCCAAAGGTCATCGTCTGCCCGATTATACACTCGTTGTCACCTACGACGATCAGAAAGTTTACCATCTGACGGTTGTTAGCGCGGAACAGGATATTGGTACGTACGACTTCATCATTGATTGTCCGTCTCGTGGTCTTATCTCCATTGATGGAAACGATATGGATATCGTCGCTGGCAGTGCTACGGGTGTCGAGATGTTCACCCAGTACTTGATCTGGATTGTCCCCCACATGATTGTTCTGACCAGCAAACGTTACGATCCGTCCCGCTTCGGCGAGGGAGAGAGTGGTAACGGTGGTGGCAATCGTGGTGGATACCAGAATGGTGGCGGCTACAATCGTGGTGGAGGAGGCGGATACCGCAATAACGGTGGAGGCTACAATAAGGGTGGCTATAACCGTGGCGGCGGTGGAGGTGGTTATCACGGTGGTGGTGGTGACAACGGAGGCGGAAACGAATCCTCCATGCCGAGTGGCGTAGACGAGCTGTTCTAAAGAGGACAAATCATTGTATACCCGGTGTGGCCCGCATTATGGGCAAGTCTAGGTGCGGTCATCTCCTTGCACATCGGTTCTGATGATTTTCCTTCCTCTTTGCATCAGACGACTTGCTGTACAGGGATGGGGTCTCACGCGCCCCATCCCTGTATTTTTATTTTTGGAGGTTTTATGTCATACAACCGTGTAATCAACATACCAGAGTATATTCCATTCTACACGATCCGTAAGAAGAACACCGTTGTCTGGGGAACCATGGGTGTTGGCATCAACATGAATATCTGGCTTCCAAGATACCATCAGGATCATCACAATCTGGTGACACTCATTCGATTTGTCGTAGGTCCGATGATATGGGAGAAGTATTTCCCCATTCCTGAGTTTTACTCGTTTGACACCTTGTATTTCCTATACAAACGCCAGCAGGAAATTGACAAAATCGTCGACAAGGATGGTAACCCTGGCGGAGTCGACACGCTCATTAAGTACTCTAAATCTTATATGGTGGCAGAAATTAAAACCCCTGTAATTCAACCAGGTGAGCTTTCACGTGGAGCAGGTATATTGATGGACACCATATCGAAGTCTTCACCCACATCATTAGGAGAATTTGTATGACAAGTTTTAAGAAACGTAATGGTACGATTGTTCCGTTCAATATTGGAAAAGTCGTCGCTGCGATTGATGGAGCTATTCGGGACATTGCTATTTCTGGTTATCCTGCTCAGTATAACAGTCAGGAGCTGGCGACAGCCGTTCGAAACGAAGTGACACCACAGGAATCGGATACGATTACCTACGAATCCATTATGGCAGCATTACACAAAGTGTTGGGTCCGTATCCTGAACTGCACGCTGCCTACTTCAATTATGCGGAGAAACGAGACAAAGTCCGCAAGTGTATCACCGTTGTGGATAAGTCTGGTAAACAGAATTCGAAAGTTGACGTAACCGACAAATCACTGTTGCTGGTCAATACAGGTGCATCTGCAGATGTGGCTGGCTGGGATCGTTCCAAGATCGAGAACAAGCTCCGTACGGTCTTTCCCGATATGCCCGAAGTCGACGTGATTACCATTGCAAAACGTGCGGAAAACCGTGTCGTCCTCGGAAAGTTTACACAGATTACTACGGCGATCATTCGGGAAATCGTGAACAACGAACTTGAAATCCACAATTATCCCAAACTTCCCGCAAACAAGATGTATGCCATCTCGAAGGAACATCTGGATGAGATCCTTCTCCAGAAGTCCGTTGAGAATTCCAATGTTTCCGCCAACACACCTGAAACGGTGAATGAGAACATCGCCGAGTACATTCTGAAGAACTATGCCCTCGACAACATTTTCTCACCGGAAGTGGCGGAGGCCCACAATTCGGGTCGTATCCACATCCACGACCTGGGATTTGCTCCCACTCGTGTCTACTGCAGTGCCCACTCCATCGAGTATATCAAGAAGTACGGCCTCAAGGGTTTCGAGAACCTGAACACGGAATCGAAGCCTGCTCGTAGCGCTTCTGTTTTGACGTCCCATCTGAACACCTTCCTGGCGTCGATGCAGGCGAACTACGCTGGCGCTCTTGGTCTTGCCTATATCAACACTCTCTATGCTCCGTATATCGTCGGACTGGATGAGAAAGAAGTCCATCAGATTGCACAAGAGCTTATTTTCAATGCGTCACAGAACGCCTTTTCCCGTGGTAGTCAGACGATCTTCACGGACTTCAACATCGACCCCGGTGTTCCGTCCATGCTGAAGGACACACCTGCTATCCATCCTGGCGGTGTCTACAAGATTTTGGTTCCGGATGAAAATGGTGTCGCCGAACCGCGTATCATGCATGAGCGTGAATATGCTAAGGAAGGTCCTGGTGGATATCCACTCTACGAGTACTTCTACAAAACGATTGATGGCCCAGATGTTGTTGTTCGTCGGGAGTGCTACGATGAAAAGAGCGGTTTCCACTACGATGCCGAACTGGAAGAGAAGACAAAAGAAGCGGGTTGTCACATCGTCACGTACGGTGATTTCGTTTACGAGTCATCCAGGATGTGCTCGGCCCTCATTCGTGTCTTCAAGGAAGGCGACGCCAATGGCAAACAGTTCTTCTTCCCGAAGTGCCAGTTTCACGTCAGTGAAGAAATGTTCAAGGATGAAGGCAAAATGCGTCTCTACAGAGAGGCGTGCGACCTGGCCGCCCATAACGGCAGCACCTATTTTGTCTTCGACCGTAGCGCTGTCACTCTGTCGGCTTGCTGCCGTCTGTTGACGACGATTGACGATACCTCGCTTTTGAAGCATCCTGAACGTCTTCGTTTTTCTTTCCCAGGAAACGAGTCAATTGTTGTTCGTGGAAAGGACAAAGTCGAAAAAGTCATGTCCTTCAAACAACTCTTTGAGATCGCCGCCAACGGGAACACCCTTTCTGTTGAAGAAGGAAACGAGATCTACTACACGGATGATTTCGAACTCCTCGACAATGGAAAATGGGTCAAGATGTCCCGTGTTTTGCGTCATAAGAAAGTAGACGACGGTTCCCGTAACTTGATTGCTTTCCAGACACGTGACGGTCGTATGAAAACCATGACGGCGAACCATCCTGTGTTCCTGAATGACATGGAAGGATTGTTCGATGCTCGTCGCGTCGGTCCTGGCGTCTCTTTCAAATATGTGGGTGAGTTCTACGATCCTACGACAGCTACGATGTCTCTTTCTGATGAAGAGATGGCGATTGAATCCCAGAACATCAAAGCGAGTTTTGAAGAGGATCGCTACAACTTCACCTTCTCGTCTATTCTCTTGCATTACGATTGGGAAACGTTCATCCGTATCTTTAATGCATTCTGTCATATTCCTGGTATTGCGAAGTTTGATCCTACGTGCCAGATGATTCAGCTCATCTGCACATCCAAGACGGCGCTCGATCAAATCCAGATGGTTCTCATGAAAAATCGTCGTGTCTCCTCGATGCGCGTGGCCCAGGTTCGCATGGGCCAGATTCGCGAGCATGGCAGAATGGCATACTGTCTCATCATTCCAAACGTCATTGCAACCGTGAACGCAGATGGTTCGTATTACGTCAACGACTTTGAGAAGATTGAATCTTCCAAACCTCTTCACTACGATAACTTCATCCATGACACGGAGGAGTTCCGTGATGATGAGGAAGAGTGGGTCTATGACGTCACGACAGAATCCCATACGTTCGTTGCCAACGGGTTCCATCTCCACAACTGTGGTTTCGCCAACACAACGACGTCTCTACCGCACGCCGCCTACTTGACGAAGATGCAGGTTGAAAAAGATCCGTCTCTCAACGTCGAGGAAGTCTTCCTGAAGGAAGTCGACCGTTCGATGGATCTTTCTGTTCAATCCCACATGGAGAAGAAGACTCACATCGCTCAGATGATGGCTGGTCCCGGCCGTCCTCTATGGCAGGTCGGTAAAATCGCCTGCGATGGTCAGCCTTACATCAATCTTGACAAATGCACCTACATTCTCGGTATCATTGGTCTCAACGAAGCGGTCAAGGTCCTCTACGGAAAGGAACTCCATGAGTCCGACGAGATGCAGGACAAGGGTCTCCGGATCATCGCTCATATGAATCTCCGTCTCAAGGAGTACACTGAGAAGTATCACCTCAAGTTCTCGATCGAAGAGACGCCTGCGGAAAGCGCGGCTCGTCGCTTTGCCCGTGCAGACTTGATTCGGCTTCCAGACTACGCCAAGGGAATTGTCAAAGGTGCTGAAGACGCGGAGTACTACACGAATTCGATTCACTTGACGGCAGATGCTCCTGTTGTCCTGGTGGAGAGAATTCGCAAGCAATCCATGTATCATCCGATGATCGCCTCTGGCGCCATTATCCATGCGTTCATTGGAGAGGAGCAACCGAGTGCAGGTGCCATTGAAGAGATCGTTACGTTGACGTTCTTCCGTACCCAGTGTGCCCAGTTGACGTTCTCACCTAACTACACCTATTGCAACGTCTGCAAACGTCGTTCCATCGGACTCCATGACGTGTGTCCTTACTGCGGTTCTGAGGATACGGATCAAGTGACCCGTGTTGTCGGATACTTCTCGAAGATCAAGTCGTGGAACAAGTCCAAACGGTTCGGTGAACTGGTTGCCCGGGGTCGTGGCAACTATGCGGTTCAGAGTGCAGACTGAGCGGGGGTGTAGAATGGAATTGGACGTTGTGATTTTCGGTAAGCACGGATGTGCAAAATGCGAACTTCTGCAGAAACGGACACGTGCTCTGTTAGAAGAACCTCAATACAAGGAGCGCTACAATTCGCTCGTTGTACACGACGCTTTAACAATTGACGGTCTTGTAGCTCTTTGCAAGGCTGAAGTTGTTGGAGCAAACAAGATACCAGCCATCGCGTTGGTAGATCACGAAACAGGTCAGTTGGTTGACGACGATGTCTTACGAGAAGAAGAAACGGATGTAGAAATGCTTCCAGGTCAGTTCTCAGGGAAAATCGGTCTGTCGACGGACTACGATGGAGAGGGTCACGGTGTCATCTCTCCAGGCATGATCCGTTTTGTATTGGACACTGGGTTAAAAGTTAAATAGTGGAATCATCAGGTGCAGAGGTATAAAACCTCTGCACCTGGTATTCTACGTTGCAATTGGTATATATTCCTATTGTGATACGGCTAGATGGTCGTACAAAATACAAACCCTAAAACAAAGGAGAATCAAATCATGTTAACTCTCGAAACGTTCATCCATTACTACAAGTCGTCGACTATTCCAGACGATGTCATGCAACACGTATCTTTACGTCTACCTGGAGATAATCCATTTCAGGCAAACGAAAGAAAGCAGGCCGTGAAAGACAAGCGCCGTTTCTACTACGAAATGAACTGGAACACTCCGTCTCTTATTTCTCGTACGCTTGGTCACGCCCCTGTTGAGAAGTTCAACAAGAAAACGGATATCTGCAAGGAATACACGACAGTCGATCCTACCACACAGGACGAATACCATGTCATCCATGTCAAACTTGCAGTTCCTGTTGGTTGGACGTATGTCCCGGAAGTTCGTTGTGTCATTCCCTTCATGCCTGTCACTTGGCTCGTTGACGACGTCGATGGTGATGTCCTTCTCTATCTTTCTCGTGGTGGCAGGGCATGGGAATTTGTCAGAGACGACGGTGATGCGGATGCGAAATATGTCATTGATTCGTGCATTCCGCTACGCAAAGAGAATGCATTCAAAACGGTACCTGTTCTCAAGAACTTGAACGAAGTGAGTATAACGTTCAAATGGGATACCGGAGACGGGTGGAAGTTCCACAGTTTCACACCCGGTGGTTTCCGCGCCATTATGAAGGATGATTGGACAGGTCTCACATTTGATGGTATACACGGTTACGCCGAAGTCATCACCTGGAAAGAAGCCTCTCTTCGTCACATCACCAACTTTGCATCATAAGGAAAAACAACCATGCAGAAAACAACAAAAGTTCTAGTTGAAGTCACCAAATCTGCCTACGTGGAAGTCCCAGTCCCGTGTGCGGACGACGGCACTATTGATATCGATGCCATCAGTGCTGAACTTCGCGATCTCGTTGAACAAGGTCGTATTGATTTGAACCAGATGGATTTGTCCCTTGTCCAATGGAATGATAAGGATGTCACCCTCGGTCAGTGGGAAGCAATCTATTTTGCTCCCAGAAAAGGTCGTTGGCCTGACGTCTCTATTCACACTGCGTCAAACGGTGAAGGACCGTGGAAACTGGATCTTACTGTTACAGCACAGATTCAGAATGGTCACAGCCTTTCGGTTGGTGACATCAAGGATGAACTCATGAAGCGTCTCCTCTCCTCCGATGGCGGTCAGCATCTCGAATGCATGAACTTCGAACCGGATACTGATGTCACCTTTACGGTGGCAGGAACCATCCCAAAAAATTAAACATTTAA